CTATGGATTTTATTATATTCAGGGAATTCATCTTTAATGAGTGTCAGTTCATTTATCTGTTCATAACAAGAAACAGATTTTTGAGCAATACGATATGCTTCTCTGCGATGCTCCAATGCTGTATTATAGAGTTTGAAGCAAGAAAACAAAGTATCTTGCAATACCTTTTCCTGTTCTTTTGTTGGATAAATTCTATACTTATATGCTCTCATTATTTTATAAATATGTTATCACTAAAAATTGTTTAGGAAAAAATTAATAATAATTGGAAAGAAAAATGAAGATTAGTAAATCGGGGTTAGCGTTTGTAGCTCACATAACACAGGATGGAGATAGAGGAATAACGATTCATAAAACATTTAATCGCCCAGAGTGCGATGGAAAAAAATTTAATTAACTAAATTTATTAACTTAAAACTTAAATAAAATGAGCAATTACACAGTTGAAAAAGAAATTGATGGAGAAACTTTTGATATTGACATAAACATTGAAGATGTTCTTGGATTTATTGAAGATGGGGCAGATTATGCTGATAGGGAAGAAATAATGGAGCAATTTAAAGATGAAATGAGGGATGAGATAAGAGAAGAAATAAGAGAAGAAATAAGAGAAGAAATTAAAAATGATTTAAGATGTGAAATTAAAGAAGAAATAAGAGAAGAAATTAAAAATGATTTAAGATGTGAAATTAAAGAAGAAATAAGAGAAGAAATTAAAAATGATTTAAGATGTGAAATTAAAGAAGAAAATATTACTGAATTAAAAAAACAATACAATATTGAAATTGAAACAGTAATTGATAAAATGAAAATGAAATTACTATCTCAAGCAATGAAAAACTATTCATTGGAAGAACTGGAAGAAAAGTTGGGAACAGAATTTGAACTTGGTACAGGAATAAAAAAGAAATAATTAACTAAATTTATTAACTTAAAACTTAAATAAAATAATGAAAGAACAAATTAATATAAAAGATTTATCTCCAGAATTAAGAGAAAAAATTGAGGAGGAATTATTATCAAAAGATAATATAAAAAATGAAAAGACGGAATATCTAATGAATAAATATAATTTTGATGAAGATTATGCCGGTTCTTTTATTAGTGAATTGGAGTTTCAAAATAATACAAATGAAGCCGATTTGAAATCAATTAAAAAAAATGTTATTTTTTATAAGACGGATGATTTTGAAACAAGTTTTAAAGAATTTAATTCTGTTGAGGAATTAAAAAACCATATGATAGGTGATTATGCAAATCCAAATAATAATAATTGGTATATTTATAAAGTTTTTATAGATGATGAAGAAAAAAATTATAGTGTTATTGTGGATATAAAATTTTTTGATAGAAAATAATTAACTTAATTTATTAACCTCTATTAAAACTTAAATAAAATGACAACAACAGATTTATCAAAATTTGGTAACAGAGAATTAGAAATGTTAAGAGATATTCTTGATTCAATGATTAAAGATGGTCTACCAGAAGATTTTAATAATGATGAAGTACAACCAATATTTAATCAAAATTCAGGATATGTGTTTTTAACTAATTCAGATAATCAAGTATCAATGATAAATAGTGATACTGGAAAATTGGAAAGTTGGTATTCTTCCCCTTATGAAGGAAAAGAAGGATTTTTTAATGAATTATTGGAACAATATGAAGGTATGTATTCAGATGACCAGGAATGGTTTAAAAATATTGCTGATAATTTAAAGATAGAATTGCCAGAACTTAAATAATTAAAAATATTTCATAATGCATGATTTTTATAATGTACCTAAAGAAAAAGAATTGGAACTCTTATATGATTCAAAAGATAAATCATATAAAATTAATTTAGATGAACTTGGTTGTAATAAATCTTGGTCCAGAACAACAACTGAAAAAACATTTGATGAAATAGTAGAAATATATAAAAATAGTAAATTTAAACATTTTGTTCTTATAAAAAGAAACATGAAAGAAATATTTCCAAATAGTAAAGAATTTGGTACTGATTACATTGAGGTTGGAATATGTTCTGGTGGTTCTGACGAGTGGTGTACTAATGGAAAAGATTATTTTATTTTTATTGATGTTGATTTAAAATATTTGGATTATTTTATTAAAAAATATGATTTAACTAAATTAAAATAAGTAATATGAAAAAAATATATGATAAAATAAAAAAAAGAGTTGTCTTACCATATTTATTGATAATCTGGATTATTGGTATTATTTTTATTATATAGATTAACTATATGGATAAAAAAATAATCATAAAATCAAATGAAGAAATTGAATTATTAAGACAGAGCAATATTCTTGTTGGAAAAACATTGGGTTTAATATCAAAAGAAATAAGACCAGGAATTAAAACAATTGAACTTGATAAAATAGCAGAAGAATTTATAAGAGATAATAAGGCAATCCCAGGATTTAAGGGGTATAATAAATTCCCAAATACATTATGTATTTCAATAAATGATGAAATTGTACATGGAATACCAAGTAACAGAGAATTAAAAGAAGGAGATATTATTTCAATTGATTGTGGAGTTTTAATGAATGAATTTTATGGTGATTCCGCTTATACGTTTTATATTGAACCTGTTAAACCAGAAGTTAAACAATTATTAAAAATAACAAAGGAAGCATTATACAAAGGAATTGAACAGGCAAAAATAAATAAAAGAATTGGAGATATTTCATGGACAATACAAAATTATGTTCAAGAGTATGGATATTCAGTTCCAAGAACAATTTGTGGTCATGGGGTTGGTAAGGATCTCCATGAAGAACCTAAAATAGATAATTATGGGAAAAGAGGACAAGGAAAAAAATTAATGGAAGGAATGACAATTGCCATTGAACCAATGGTTATAATGGGTTTAAATTATAAAACAATTCAAGATGAAAATAAACATACAATAAAATCAAAAATGGGGTTTTTGTCTGTACATTATGAACATTCAATCGCTATAACTGATAAGGGTCCAGATATTTTATCAACATTTGAATATATTGAAAATACTTGATTTATTTGGAAATGTCAATTATTTTACTTATATTTGAAAGAATGGTTAAAATACTGGATATCATTTATATTTAAACTCGTTTTTAAATTTATTTATAGTGACTGAATATACAATTGATTATATTAAAAAAAATAATCTTATATTACTTGAAGTAATATCTGGTTCTCATGCTTATGGTTTAAATACTGAAGATAGTGATATTGATAAAAGAGGAATTTTTGTACAAAAACCAGATGATTATCTTGGTCTTAAAAATATTGAACAAATAAGTGATGAAAAAAATGATATTGTTTATTATGAAATAAAAAGATTTTTACAATTAGCATTACAAGGAAATCCAAATATTTTAGAATTAATAGTACCAAGCGAAGAACATATTTTATATAAACATCCATTATTTGATTTATTAAAACCAGAATATTTTTTATCCAAACAATGTAGAAATACATTTGGTGGTTATGCAATTGCTCAAATTAAAAAGGCAAGGGGATTAAATAAAAAAATTGTTAATCCTGTTGAAAAAGAAAGAAAAACTCCTTTGGATTTTTGTTATGCAATCGATAAGAGTGGTTATAAAACAATACCATTAATAAAATATTTAAATATAAATAAATTAAAACAAGAATGTTGTGGTCTTGTTAATGTTCCTCATATGAAAGATGTTTATGCATTATTTTATGATTATAAACAACATTATGTAGAAAGTGGAAGTCATAATGAAGAAGAAAAAGGATTTAAGGGTATTATTCAATCAGAAAAATCAAATGATATTAGTTTAAGTTCTGTTCCAGAGAATATAACTCCAGAATGTATTATATCTTATAATAAAGACGGATATTCATCTTATTGTAAGGACTATAAAGAATATTGGGACTGGGTTGAAAAAAGAAATCCTCACAGATATAAACAAAATATTTCTCATAATCAAAATTGTGATTTTAAAAATTTAATGCACTGTTTTAGATTACTTCAAATGGCAAAAGAAATTGCCAAAGGAGAAGGAATAATTGTTAAAAGACCAAACAGAGATTTCTTGCTTGAAATAAGAAATGGTGAATTAAAATATGATGATTTGGTTAATAATGCAGAAAAAAGAATTGAGGAATTGGATGAGTTATTTAAAAAATCTGATTTACCAAAAAAACCAAAAGTAAATAAAGTAAATGAATTATTAATTAAAATTAGAAAAGAATTTAATAATTAAAATTTAAAAAATTATGAACTTAGAAGAGACAATAAAACAGCAAACTAAAATAGAAAACCAAAGCAAAAAAATTATTGAAAGATTAAAAAAACTTTCTAATAGGATTGATAAATTAATAGATGAATGTAAAAACATAACAATTAAAAATAAATCAAAATAAAAACAGGAACAATAGTTAAACTTAAACTTGAATGTCTGGGAAATAATATTGGAACAACGGGTGTTATTTTTGAAGAATATAACATGGGAGAACCTGGTGGTTCACAAGTTATGTTTGAAAACGGTGATTATTGTGGTTTTTCACCAGATGAACAAAAAGATTTTTTTGAAATAGTTGGATTTGATGAAAATATATCAACTTATAAATTTACAAATGTAATTCAGTTATCAAGAGATTTTGAAAGTGGAAGGTTTAATTTAGTTTTTAAATAATAATATTGTTTTAGTCAAAAACATATAATAAATTATATGATTCATATTATATATCCTATAGATTTAGATTGTGAATTAACAGATAAAGTTGAATTTAAAAAATTCACTATTCCAAATACTCCAAATAATTTACCTTGTAAATTAGATATAAAGGTATATAAATTTGGAATTGGTATTGTTGATTTTATATTTGATAAATTAGATATAAACGATCCATACACTGTTAAATTATCTAAAAGATTAACTCTTAGTAAATACAGTAAAACAATAGAAAAACATATTTTTAAAGATATTGAGCAATTCAAATTAAAAACATACGGACAAAGATATGAGGGTGAATTTTTTTATCCCATAACAATAGATAGAGAAAAAATATCTGTTCTTAAAGACAAGGCACAAATTCCAGAAGAAAAACTTAATGTATTAAAATTATTGTTGGCACAATATTGGAATTTAATATCTTATGATGCTTTTTTAAATAAAGAAGTGGATTCCAGTATAAATATGTTATATAAAATTAAAATAAGTTTTAATTTTATTAAACTTATTAAAAATTATTTTATGTTATTTAACGAAGGAAAGAAATTTCATAGGGATAGATTAAACATAGTAAATTCCTTATACAGAACAATGGAAAACAGTTTTTATGATAATGACCCAGAATATATGGATTTTTATAAAAAATGTAAAGATGTCATGGTGTTGGGTGAGTTGGAAAAAAGTGTTATAAATAAAATTGATAAGATTTCAGAAACATATTCATTTTTAGGAAATAATATATCAACTTTGTTTTTTATATTTTTTAATATTGTATTTATGTTGTGGGCATTCTGGGGGATAGTGGATACATTTCTTTTATGGAAATTGGGAAAATAACTAAAAATTAAAAATATACCGCCAATTATATTTAAACCAGTTGAACTTACTTATAAACAACTTATGGATAAATTTTCAAAAAGAGAAAATTGGGAAAAAGAACATAAGTATATTGCCATTACCAGATTAATTATTGGATTTATTCTGGGATTAATAGGTGGTGTTAGTATTTATTATTTAATTGATAAGTGGTTCATATAAAAATAATTAATAATAAAAATTATGACAAATATTAAAAAAGATTTAAAATATTCATTAAGAAAAGAATTATTGGAAGTATATGAAAAATCACAACAGACAAAATATATACCCATTAAATCTTCTGGTGAATATGTTCCAGAAAAACAAGATACAAAATATAAATTTACATCAAATTCTGGAAATAATTATGAAGTAGATTTTTTTGTATTAAAAGAACCAAAAACTATTTTAATTGATAATAAAAGTATTATTGATATAAGTTCTTCTATTTCTGATGATAAAAAATATGCATATTTAATAGGTATTAGTTTTACCATAGAAGGCAGAGATTATAGTACTTCTGATGATGTTACAAATAAAAATGAACAATATGAAGTCATAAACAAAGTATCTTATCTATTTGAAGAATTTTTAAAGGATAGTCCAGAATACAATATATTTTTTATTGGTACAGAAACACACAGGAAAAAACTGGATATATATAATTATATTTTTAATAAACAATTTAAAGATAAATTTTATTATATTAAAGGACAATCAAGATATTCCAAAGATAATAGTGGTTATGGTCATTATTTTATAAAAAAATGAATAATATAATAGAAAATAACAAATTAATAGCAGAATTTATGGGATATAAATATTTCCCTTTTAATTCAAAATTAAAGAAAAAAAGATTTAAATGGTTGGGGTGGAGAAAAGATAAATTATCTTTACCAAAAGGTTGCACAATAGGTAAAATAGGAGAAAGATATTATCTTGACCGGCGACATAAAGATTTAAAATTCCATGAAAATTGGGATTGGTTAATGCCAGTTGTTGAAAAAATAAATAAATTGGTGGATGATGTGGAGAAAATTAGTATTTCGCCTTATTGGGGTGGGACGGGGCTAGGAGATGAAAGTTTTGATAATAAAGATGATATAGCAATTATACAAACATATAAAGCAGTAATAAAATTTATAAAAAATTATAAAAATAAATAAGTCATGGAAATTAAAAAAAATTTAAGTTCATTATTTACAGGATTAATGTTATCTCTCTCAAAAGGCGATAAGGAAATATTAAAATCAATGTTGGAAAAAGATTCTGAAGCACCAACAGCAACACACCAAACGCAATATGCCCCAAGTAAATTTCTTCAAGGAATGTTAAAAGGTGAGATTAATGAGGAGTACAGAATCTGGTTCTATCGTGTTTTGGCCCGCGCAGATGAAATTACAATGGATACAATTGATGGGGCAACAGGGAAATCTCAAAAACAATTACTACAAGAACAAATGGAAATTAGGGGTGGTAAAGGAATTGAAAATATTATTCCATGTAAACCAATAGTATGTGAAGATGGAAATTATTATCCTGTAAGAACCAATGGTGATATTGAAAATATCTCTGAACAATTATATGTTAAAACATCAAATAATAAACAAAAATCTTTTGAATTTCATATTAATATTTATAATAATAAACATATTTATGAAAATCTTAAATCAAGAGGGCCATATTTAGGTAAATTACATGAAATAAATCAAATAGAATATGATATTGTAAAATTTGATGAGGAATTATCAACATATATTGATGTTCCTAATAATTATCTTGTAAAATATATAGATTTTTATAAATCAGAAAATCCTGGATTTTTTATAATAAAATTTATATCAACTTAAAATAATAAATGGTAATAGAACAATTTAAAACAGAATATGATGAGATGAATAGAATGAGGAAACTCTCTGGGTTATCTCTTATTATCGAAGAATATTATTATAATAATGTTTTAACTGAAGATAAAAGATATGATTGGTTGTATGATAATTATAAAAATAAATTTTTTAACAAATATAAATCTAAATGGGAAGTTGAGAAAGATGACAATGAAATAATTAAAACGATTAAGCTAAATTTAAATGAATTAATTAAAAAAGACCCCACATCTAAAATTGAAAATAACCAAGTTATAAAAACTGGTAAATATTCTCAATGGATTGTAAAACAATATCTTGAAGATAAAACAAACAGATTTTTTGAAGATTTATATAAAATAACAAACGATTTAAAAATATTTGATAAAATAAAACATAAACTTCCAGAAGATAAAAGAGATATTAATTTAATAAAAACTCCTTTTGAATTATATGAATTAATTAAACCATATAGAGAACTGGATATAAGAACAAAATCAGAAAAAAAAGGTGATATTGAAACATTATATAATGATAATAATTATCATATTTTAATTCCAAAAACAAAAGAAGCTGCTTGTACATATGGGGAAGGGACAAGATGGTGTACTGCAAGTCCTGGATTAACCTATTTTGAAAGTTATACTTCACGAGGTCCATTATATATTATAATTCATAAAAAAGAAGAAAATGAAAAATATCAATTTCATTTTGAAGATAATCAATTTATGGATATTAATGATAGTTCTATAGATTTAAAAAAATATTTAGAAGATAATCCAATAGTTAAAGAAGTTTTTAAAAATAAATTTATTAAAGAAAAAAATGTTAAGAATTTGATTGATATTGATGAGGTTAGATTGGCATTTAAAATATCAAAAGGGGTTTTATCAAAATTTGATGCTACCGCAACCCTTAAATTATATAAAGAAAAATTAGTTAGCGATGAAAGTATGAATAAGAAATGGAAAAATAGTAAAACTGAAATATTTAAAAATGGAAATTTATATTATGTAACAGATGATTGGTGTGATGAAAGTTTGAGTGAATTGTTTCATAGTGATTATCAAGATTTTGCTAAAAAATTATTATGTGGAGATGCTTATGATACTTTTCAATATTATGATTACACTCCAGAATTAAATAATTATTGGAATGATATAAATAAAGAAAATTTAAAGGAAATACAAAAATTATCAATTGGATTAACAACCAATGGGGGAATTAAAATAACAAATAGGAATATTAAAAAATATTCTACCAACATAAAACAAGATAATGGTCTTTATGAATTAGTAGATAATAATGAAGATTGGTCTGATATAAAACGAGAAATTGAAAATGCTATAACGCAAGAGCAGGGAAGTTTAGATGAGGGTGTCTATTGGAATGCATATACTAAATTAATAACAGATAAAATTGGTTCTTCTGTATATAATAAAAAAAATAATAAATTATATTTTAAAATCGATGGATATGAAGATTGGGCTAAATCATTTCAAGAAACACATCCCGATGAAGATATATATTCCTGGGGCATACTGAACATAATTAGAGAAGTATTAAATGATATGGGTGAGTTAATAAGACCAAGAAACGAGTATTATGGTAGTTGGGATGATAAATATTTTAATGAAATATTATCAGATAAATTATCTGAATTAAAATAAATGTTTAGATATTTATAAAATTATGAGTTTGAAAAAATTATTCAAAAGTAAAAGATTAAATTCTGTATCACTTGTATTAGTATGTAATTTTCTTATATTTTTATATGGAGTATATAAAGGAATAGACCTACAATCATTAGGAAGTGGTCTGGCAATGTTAAATGCTCCTCTTTATGTTTATTTGGGTTCAGAGACGTATCGTCCTTCAGGAACACTAAAAAAAGAAGACGAAAAACAAATTTTAATAGATTAAAATATAAAAAATAATTTTTGCTATTGATTTTTTGAAATAAAATACTTATCTTTGTTTTTAATTATAGTTTTTTAACTTTAATAATAAAAAAAATTAAAACATTAAAAATAATTCTGGCTTGGCCCGATATTAAAAAATAATAAAAAATGTTAATAATAAAACCACATAAACAAGATAGCCCAAAAGATACACATTATATTGATAGATTATTGAAAAAATTCAAGTATAAAATAAAACAGACCAAGGTAATTGAAAATCTTTGGGAGAATAAATACTATGTTAAACCATCAACAACTAAACGACATAAAAGAATTAAAGCAATAAAGACCAGAATATATAAAGATAACTTAGAAAATTAATAATTAATTTTTTTACAAAAAATAAATGATAATGAAAAAGATAAGGCAACAATATCCAGATTTACCACCACCAGAATACAGAAAACCGCATAGCAAACGGATGTTAAAGTTAGATATAGATGATGATAGTGAGGGTGAAATTGATAGATATTTAACTGAAAATCTTAATAATGGTTTATCTATGGAAGAAAATGTGAAAAAGGTAATAGACAAGGTTTTTAAAAATTCTGATTTATCAACAGATTTTGAAAGTTATGATATTTCCGTTATTGAGTTTGCAATATATAATTCATTTTTGGCAGATTGTATGACAAAAGAAATAGAGGGATTTAAAACAATAAATTATGGAGAATTAAAAGCATTAGATAAAATTAAATTTGGTGGAAATTTTAAATCTAATTTTCCTTGGTTTTTTAATGTAAAATATAATCATCCAGATTATAAAAATAATACTATATTATTTCAAACAAGAATATATAGAGGTGATAATGGTGTTGTTAATTATGAATTAAATATATCATTTGAATCTGCAGTTCCATATAAAATTGGTTTTAACATATATAATACATTTCAAAAGGTAGCATTTAATCATTCAGAATATAAAGGAAAATGTCTGGAAGTTAAAATAGATGAAGGAAATTTTTCAGGTATAAAAATTATCCCAACAGATAATTTTAAAACAGATATTATTTTAACTGATATGCAAAAAAAATTTTATGAGCATTTTGTTAAAAGAATTTTAAGGGGTAATCAGTCAAGATATTTATTAAATGGAATTCCTGGAACTGGCAAAACAGAAATGATTAGAAAAATAATAAAAAATGTAGTTCCCAATGCAACATTTATTATACCAGATTTTACAAATATTAACGATTTAAAAACAATATTAGAATCCTGTGAAGTATTTGAGCCTGGTATAATTGTAATTGATGATATTGATATTTACCTTGGAGACCGTGATAGGGGTTCTCACTCTGGACTATTAGCAGATTTTTTAACTTATTTTGATGGAGTTAAAAAAAGAAATATCTCTATTCTTGCATCCACAAATAATAAAAATCTTCTTGATAAGGCAGCAGAAAGACCTGGTAGATTTAATATTATTCTTGACTTCTCTTATTTGGAAGATGAGCAAATTAATGAGGTTGTGGATATGTATTTACCAAAAAAATGGAGAAAAAAAGAGATTTATGAAACATTAAAAGGAAATGATAATAAAGGTGTAAAAATTAAAATAAGTGGAGCATTTATTGCCAATCTTGCAGAAAATATAATTGAAATGTCCAAGGATAATAAAGATTGGTCTTTAGATGACACCCTATTACTTATTAAAGAATCCTACGCTGGATTTTATAATTCTCAAATGAGCAAAGAAAAGAAACTTGGGTTCAATATTTAAAATATTATTTACAAAAACCTATCAATTTGCATTAAATGGCCCCTGTTATCCATTTTGGGAATTTTGGTATAAATTATTAAAAAAAGGAATTAATCCATATAATTGGTCATCTGGATACACAAGTAACCCTATTAGATTAAAATGGATTTTATATAGTAGTAAAACAATGTTTAAAAAACATTATTAAAATGAAATGAAAAAATATGCTGGAATAGGAAGTAGAAAAGTACCTGAAGAAATTGGGAATTTAATGACTAAAATATCTGAAAAATTATCAGAAAAAGGTTATTTACTTCGTAGTGGCCATGCAGCAGGAAGTGATACTTTTTTTGAAAATGGTGTTAAAGTATCAATTATTGATGGAAAACCAATATATAATAAAGAAATATTTACAGCTTGGGATTGTACAAAAGAAGCAATGATAGTGGCAAGTAATTATCATCCGGCATTTCATAATTGTAATAATTATGCAAAAAAATTACATGGAAGAAATGCAATGATAATACTGGGAAAAGATTTAAATGACCCTGTTGATTTTGTAATTTGTTATACAGATAATGGAAAAGATAAAGGTGGAACTGGATTGGGTATAAGAGTTGCAGAAGATAAAAAAATTAAAATTTATAATCTTTTTTTTCCAGAAATAAGAGAAAAATTTGAAAAATGGATATTAAAATAAAAATAGGTGACATAATTGATATTATTGGCCCTGGGACTTTAAGAGTTGAAACTGATAAACATAAAAGAGTGTTTAAAGTTGAATTTTTAAATAATATAACAGAAAAAATAAATCAAACTAAATTTAGTTGTAATATTATACCCCCTATATTATCGATAGAATATGTACCATTACAGATAAAAACAACAAAACAATTATATAATTTTATATCTGAATATTATTTTTTTTCTCAAAAATATGAAAAAAAAAATATTATCATAACCGATAAAAATAATATTAAATATAAATTAGTAAATTTTGTAGTAATCTCAGGTGATATTAATATTAATAATAATGAATATTTATCTACTTGTAGTTTTGACCATGTTAAACAAAATATAATTTAAAAGAAAATGGATGAAAGATTATTGTATGAAGTAGAAAATCAGAAAGAAGAATTCTTTTTAACTGCAATTAAAAATTTAATAAAAAAAAATAATTATTTAAATCTTATTATCAAACAAAAAGAAGGGACTATTACACAAAAAGAATTTGATAAAGAGATAAAAGATAATCCAAAAAAATATGTGATTGAACAATATAACTTAAAAGACCCGAATAACATTACCTTTGTTATTGAAATATACAGAAAACTTGAAAAGTTTTTTAAAGAAACTAATAATGAAAATATTGGAATTGATGAAATTGCAGAATTATTTTCAATCAATATAAAACAATTTATTGATACGGTTTATATGTTAAAATCAAATTTTTTAAAACAGTTTAAAATATAAGATTTTTAGTTTAAAAAAATAATTATGATTACTATAATTGATTTATATGATAAATTTAGTCAAGAAGAATGGGATTTAAAAATTAATTCTGATTCTTATAAATTAAAACATAATTATAGTAGTTTTCATCCAAGTACATATTTTAGAATACAAGTTATAATAAAAAATATTTTTAATATTTGTACAACAACAAATCAAGTTGAAGTATTATGGGAACGATGGTTTAAAAAGTGTTATGGTAATTCTTGCGTTGGTGCTTCTGTTTATGATAGAGAAGATGAAAAATCAGTTATAAGTGCATTTATCTGGTATATGACTAAATAGCTTGGTATAATAGTTGATAATAGAAAAATTAAATAATTAAAATAATAACAATCTAAAATTTATAAAAATATGACAACAACAAAAAACAATTTGGTAAAAAGAATTTTTACTAAACAATTTCCATCTTTATTCAAAGAATTTGATAATGTATTTGATTTTGATGATATTTTCACATATCCAAGGTATCTGGATAGGTCAGGTGGTTCATTACTAACAAAATGGACTAATAAAAAACCTCTAATGAATGTATCAGAAACAGAAAATGATTATACTGTTGAATTATCAGTTCCAGGATTAACAAAAGAAAATGTCAAGATTGAACTAAATGATGACATTTTGACAGTTAAAGGACAAAAAAATGAGAAGGAATCCGAACAACAAGATAACTATTCTTATTCAGAATTTTCTTATAGTGGATTTGAAAGAAGTTTTACGCTTCCTGAAAATGTTAATACTGAAGAAATTAGTGCTAAACATGAAAATGGTATTTTAAAATTAACCATTCCAAAATTGGAAATAAAAAAAGTTAGGTCATCAAAGGAAATTAAAGTTAGTTAAAAAAATTAATAGGAGTATGGTTGATAATTCCGCTACCTAAACTTTGAAATTAATTAATAATGTTATTGGATTATTTGATGATTTAATTTGTTTATTTTATCCAAAATATTGTGAGGTCTGTAAAGAATTGTTATTTAAACATGAAGAGGGGGTTTGTTTATATTGTGGGTGGGGGTTTCCTTGGAATATTTCTGATAAAGAGTTAGAAAGATTGTTAGAGGGATCAGAAAAGTTAGAAGAAATAACAGATGAATCATATCTATCAAAAATAGAAAAATTTAGTTTTTTATGAAAATAAATTTGGGTTTCTCAATTATTTTACTTATCTTTGTATTCTAATTAACTTAAATTATTAACTTTTAAAATAATTTTAGATGGGGACGAGTAAAATAAGATTGAAAAGAGTTGATGGGATGGGTTGGAATCATTTATAAAAATAAATGAGAGATTATCTAAATAAATTAATGACTATTTATATTAAAAAAAATTAAAATAAGCATGAAAACAAAGAAAACATTTTTTATGGTTTTTATGGAGAGAAATTCCGATAAAAAACCTCGTAGGATTGATGAGCCGATAGCAAAAGATGATGGGCAAAATATATTATCGTATGAACACGATAATATAGAAGATGCTATTGCCGAAGCAAGGGCAACACACATGAGGTCTGGAGCAGATATTTTTGTTTTACAAGCAATAAAAATGTTTTCAGACCCTATTGACCATAAAGAATATTCATTATTAGATGGATGTTCCGCCAAAAATAATGGAGTATAACAAGAGGATTAACTCAACACTAATGATTTTTTAAATTATTATATTAAAATAAACAATGGAAACAACAATTGAAACAACAATTATAGTCAGAATTAAAAAATATAGTTATAAAAAATTACAAGAGATGGAAATAAAAACAAGTAATACTACTGATGATAAAATACATAAAAATGCAACATCTCAACTATCTGGAAATTATTTAATTATATTGGAAGGAGATTTAACACAAGAAAATCCACTTATTAGAACAGTTTATAATTTAAGTGATGTTGTTTCATGGTCATCAAGAAAAATAAAAAGAAATAGTTATGGACAATAATACAGAATCAACACTTTCAAATTTATTAATTACTTTTTTAATAAGTAGATATTTTAAAACAAATAATCATAACCGTAAAACAAAAACAGAGCAAACAAATGGAACAGGAAATAATAAAGGTGTTGAAACAGTATTCAGTAAAATATAAACAACTACATGCAACCGAAGATGATTTGGTTGTTATTGGTGACCACTTTCAAGAAATATCAAAAGAAGTAGCAAAAATTATTTCTTCAAATAGTGGCGGATTATTGCCACTGGCAGTAAGGTTTGGGTATAAACAATATGAGCAAGGGAATAATCTTGAATATGCGTTGATTGAATTTAATAAACTAATCGGCAATGACCGCTAACATGGGGATTGCCGCAATACTAAATATTTTAAACCAAATAATTTATGAAAAGTAAATTTAAAAAAAGAACAAAATATAAATCTTTATGCGTGATAGATTCTCCTAATGGTCTTATTCGAGAAAGGACTATTTTAACTGGTAAAGAATGGATAGATATATTAGTATATGACGTTGGACAGAGTTTTAAACAAATATTTAAGATTGTTTCTATAAAATAAATTTTAAATATAAATAAAAATTACGACTATGGCAAACGAAATTATGACCGAAGAAACAAAGCAACAAACAAAGAAAATGGAAAACTTTTGATATTTCAGAATGTCAAGATATTGATGGTTAAAATTGATTCATTTGTACGATGGGGTAACGTGGAAAGAGGTAAATAATTGTGAATTGAAAACTGTTTTTAAAGATGGTAAAATTGAGAACGAACAAACACTATCACAAATCAGAGAACCCTTAAAAACCTTTTAATTTTTTAAAACAAATAATATGGATAGAAAACGTAAAATTTTAGTAGAACGATTAGAAAGAATTTTTCCAAAAATGGATTTGTATTTTCCAACAACATTATTTAATGATGAAAAAGATTGCTCACCAGAACATACAATAAATTGGTATGAATTTTTGGGGAAATTGGAAAAGAATGGATTAAAAATAAAAAATTCAAAATAAAAACTTTTAAAATTTAATGATATGGAAAATGATGTAGAAATTGCAAAGAGGCAAATTGAAGCACTTGAAATGCTTAAAAAAGAATATGGCGAAGAAAAATTCAATGAAGTTTCTAATGAACTTAATACTAATATTCAATTTGTTGATATGGGTTATGCTGTATTAATGATTGGAAATACGTTAGCAATAAGATATGGACAAGATAAAGAATATGCACCAAGACAAAAAATAGCTGACAGATACAGTAGTAAAAAATGTATGATAGAAATTTTAAAAGTTTTTCTCACAGAACTATAATCGAAGCACAAAAGTAGTATTGGTTATAACAGGGGGATTGTCGCAATACTAAATATTTTAAAACAAATAATTGTAAAATGAAAAAAATATTTTATGGATATTTTTGGTCTGATTTATACCACAATATTAAAAGTGGTTTAAAATCTTTATTTATTTACTTGCCAATCATATGGAAAATGAGGGATTGGGATTATATGTTTATTCTTCAGATGCAAGAATTTCAAATAAAACGATTGCATGATTATATTAAAAAACGTAAAATAGAAGTTGATGAAAATAGAATTCCAAAAGAAAAAGACATGGAAAGATGTCTTGAACTATTAAATAACATAATTGAGGATAACTATATTGACAGATTGGGTGGGTTACATTCATTTAAATATTCTTTTGAATTTGAAAAAGTTAAGGATAAGGAAGATTTATATACAATAAAAGAATCCAGAACTGAAGAAGAAATAAAAGAAGACAGTGAGAAAATGATAAAATCACATGAAATGGAAAGAGAGGAATGGGATGAATTGTGGGATATAATTAAAAAAGGAAAAAATTATAATTGGGGATTGAATAGTTGGTGGAATTAAAAAAAGATGGAAATGATAGAACTACAACTTTGTGATATAGAATCATTTAAAACTTTTTACAATCAAATGTTAGAACTTTAAAACAGTTTAAAATATAACGTTATGGGAAAATCAAAGAGATAACTGAGTATCTATTGGAAGAATATCTCAAATTGAAGGGAGTAGCAACTTGCAATAGTCACCACCAATTCGGGTTGGAAGAACATTTAAAATTGAATGGAATAATAATTAAAAAAATAAATTATGAATAAATCAGTTCAATATATAACTCATTTAGGGGATTTACATTGTAGAAATTATTCTCGTAAAGAAGAATATTATGATTGTTTTAAAAGGTTTTTAAAAAAACAAAGAGAATTAAAACCAGATAGAATTATTATAACTGGCGATATAACACACCAAAAATCTTATATGTCTGGGGATTTAATTAAAATGATGTCATGGTTTTTTAAAGAATGTTTAGATATTTGTCCGTTAATTATTATTAATGGAAATCATGATAGTGTACTTTATGTAAAAGACAGGTTGGACAATGTATCTCCAATAGTTCAATCACTGGATAAAAAAGATATCTGGCATTTTACAGAAAGTGGAAATTATGTTGATAATTATGATGAAAATATTGTTTATTGCGTGTGGAGTTGTTTGGATAATCAAAAAGACCCACAGTTAAATAAATACAAAGAAAAATATGACAAAGAAAATAAAAAAACATATATAACTTTATTTCACGGACAAGTGAAAGGATGTTTAACAGATCAAAATTTTAAATTTTCTGAAGGGTTTGATATTAATAATTTTAAAAATTCTTCAATTTGTATGTTGGGAGATATTCACAAAAGACAATCATTTGAAATTAAAAATGATGATAATTCAATTTGTCCCATACTTTATTGTGGTTCATTAATATGTCAAAATTATTCTGAATCAAATAATAAAGGTTTTATATTTTGGGATGTTAAAAAAAGAACTTATCAGTTTCATTCTGTAGAAAATGATTATGGTTTTTATACAATAGAATTAAATGGTTTTGATAATCTGAATAATAATCCAAATGAAAAGAATTTAAAAATAAGTAAAAAACCAAATATTAGAGTTATTTGGAAAGATAATTCAAATAATTATAGTTCAATAAGGCAAAATGAGATAAAAGAATATTATCAGAATAAATATAATCCAATTAGTTTAACAGTAAATTTTGATTCTGTTGATTCAAACGAATTAATGAATATTGATAAAGATAGTTCAGATAATATCAGTAATCCAGAAATTCAAAAGAAATTAATATTAGAGTTTTTGATAGAGAATAATCAAATAGATGATGAAGAATTGGAAATAGAGATTGATGGCGAGTTGTTAAAAGAAAAAGAACATGATGGGAAATTAAAACCAGTATGTTTTGATACATTATGAAAATTGTAGTTTTAATATTTAAAAGAAAATGATACATAATTTTAAAGAATCAATAGATTTTTATTATAACAGAAATAAAAATAATAAAAATAAATATGAATTATTACGTATGCATACTCTATATATTGAAGGGTTATGTAAAGAATTTAAAAAATTTAATGACAAATTATCACAGGCAATAGTTAGTAAAGTTGCAATTAAAAGATTTCATCCCACCAATATTAACAATAAAGAATTCTGGAAATATGCAAAGAAAAAATTTCCTATGTTTAGTGTCTGCGGAGCCTATTCTAAGAATATAGATAATTGTAATAAAAATACATTACTTATATCAGAATTGTTGGGGTTATATCCATTTATGATGGAAATAATAAATAAATCAAAGGAAATACTTAATATTTTTGAAATAGGATATGGTCATGGGAATGTGTTTGAAAAAATAAATAAAATATCAAATTATATAGGTATTGATTTTTATAAGATAAAAAAACTTAATAAACATTATAATCTTATTGTCATAAATAAATCAGGGATACCAAATAAACTGATAAAAGATAAAAGTCTAGATATAGTTTATTCCGTTAATGTTTTACAACATTGTTCACAAAAAGATAGGTTTGATTATATTACACAAGGATATAAAAAATTAAAATCTGGTGGTTATTTTATTGGTTCTTGTTTTTTAGAAACAAAAGAAAATACTGATAGTAATATTTGGGGATTGGTAGATGAGAATGATAGAAAATACTGTCATTTTTTAAATCAATTAACAGAGGTAGATAAAGAAGAAGAGTTAAAAAATTTATTTAATAATTTAGGATTTAAAATTATTAAGTTTAAAATTGATTATATTAATATTTTGGGCTTTATATTAAGAAAATAAAGTATGAAATCAAAAAGACAATCCACCCCTGGGGGTGGTTATGAAGAATTTATTGATATATTAAATCAGGAAAATATTTCTTAAAACTCTTAATGAATATCCAGATTCAATATTTTATGTTTATAAAGATAAATTTTATATTGAATATAATAAAAAAACTAACCATGCCTGGGTAGATTATAATAGAATATGGAAAATTTTTTCATCCAAATATCATTGTAATTCTCAGGAAATCAAGAAGATAACAACTGACCTGTTGGAAGAACATTTAAAATTGAAGGGAGTAACAACTATGGGCTTTGTCCATATTTTCTGACTGCCGTTGGAAGAACATTTAAAATTGATAAGATGATAAAAACAATAACATATAAAAAATACAAAGATTTATTAAAACAGAATCTTAATGGGTCCCCAGTAAATATAATAGAACATAGCAATTTTGTAAAAAATTTATTTAAATTAGACAAAAAAGTTAATGACCAATTACAAAATAAAAAATATTCAAATAGTTCATGGTCAATTAGAAAACTTGAAATTGATAATTTTTTAAGTTATGGAAAAAATAATGTTATTGAGTTTGATAAATTAAATGGATTAGTAGGAATTTTTTCTAAAAATTTTATGGGGAAAACGGTGCTGTGTATCGATTCTTTATTGTTTTTATTTTTCAATACAACAACCAGAACATCAAAAAGTGAAGAAATTTTTAATTTATATACAAAGGATGATATTGTAAAAGTAAAAGGTTATATAAAAATTGATAATTCAAATTATATTATTGAAAGAGAAATAATAAGAAAATGGAAAAAAGATGGGACACCAAATTGTAGTACTGAATTAAATTTTTATAAGGAATTAGATAATGATATAATAGAAAATTTGGAGGGGGAACAAAGACAAGAAACTGATAAAATAATCAAAAGTAAAATTGGAGATATGGAAGATTTTATTATGACTATTTTTACCACTGGTGATAATCTTATGAATTTTATTGAAACAAAACCCACAGAAAGAGGATTATTGTTGTGTAAATTCCTTGGTTTAAATATATTCAAAGAGAAAGAAGAAATATGTAAAACAATATTTAATGATTGGAAAACAACATTAAAATCAAATTTATATAATATTCCGACTTTAAAAAGTGAAATAGAAGAATTACAATCAGAAATAAAACAAAAAGAAACTCAGTTAAAAGAAAATAAAGATAAGTTAGTTATTGTTGAAAAAAACATAAAAGATACAAAAGAAACAAAGGATTCTTTATTATCTTCATTACATCAGGATATTGATGACAAATTATTAAAATCAGATCCTTTATTAATTGAAAATAAAATAAGTGCAATAGAAAAAGATGTAACTAATAAAAAAAATGAATTAAAAGAAATTAAATTTAAAATTGATAATATTAAAGTAACATATAGTAAAATAGAACATGAAAAATTAATACAAAAAGAAAGAGAACTATCCTCAAACGTAACAATATTAAAAAATGATATTGAAAGATTAGAAAAAGATATAAAAGAATTAAAAGAAGGAGAAATTTGTTCCAAATGTGGTCAATCATTAAAAGGTATTGATCATTCAAAAGAAATAAAAGAATTAAAAATTAAATTAGAATCAAATAATTTATCATATAAAAAATATAAAGAAGATTTGAATGGTACAGGACAACAATTAAAAGAATATAATGAAAATAAAGATAAAATAGAACAAAGAGATAAACTCCAACTTAAATTTGATAGAACCGAAATTGAAATAGATTTATCAAATATAAATTTACAAAAAGAAAATGATAATTTAAAAAACTATCATAAAAATATTGATAAAATTAATCAAAATAATAAAACAAATGAGAAGATAAGAGATATTAATTTTAAGGTTCATCAACAAGAAACAGATGAAAAAGAATTAATATCAATAATTAGAGAATTTGAAAATATTATTTTAAATAATAATAAGGATATTGAAGATAAAATAAAAATAGGAAAAGAAATAAGAGAAGAAGAAAAAATTTATAAAGTTTTTACTATCTATTTAAGTTTGATGGGAAAAAATGGAATTTCCAAATCAATTTTACGTGATATGATTCCAAAATTAAATAATGAACTATCCAAATTATTGGAAGGAGTTGCAGAATTCACAGTTGAAGTATCAATCAATGAAAACAACCAGGAAATGGTATTGGATATGAAAGACAATAAAACTGGACTGATTAAATCATTAAAAACGGGTTCTGGATATGAAAGAACCATTGCCTCACTTGCATTAAGAGTAGTTTTAAATAAAATAAATTCTCTACCAAAACCAAATTTTATTATTTTTGATGAGCCGTTTGAAAAAGTATCAGAAGAGAATTTACAGGAGATGAGTTATTTTCTGGATAGAATAAAAAAGTATTATGATTTAATATTTTTGGTAACATTTAATTCTTTGGTAAAAGATTGGGTATCAAATGTTATAACAATAGAAAAAATAAATAATATTTCTACAATTAATTTGAATTAAAAATAAACTATTGACTTTTTAATTTATTTTATTTATATTTGTAATTTAGATTATATTTATAAACAAGTTCTTTGAAATTAAAAGATATTATTTATTTAAGTGTTGGTCTTGGAATAATCCAGAAGTAATATAATAGGAGAAACTTAATTGTGTTATCCCTTCCCATCAACCGTAGTACGTAGTATTACAACGAAGGATAAAAACACAGCTAAAATAAATAATTATATCATATGGGGATGACAGGCATTGACGTGATCAAAGTAGTCATAAAATATGTGTTTGGCATTCTGGAAAAGACAGAAGAATCGCTTAAATGGCGAATCAAACAAAGGACTCTCAAATGAGATTGCAAGGTTCTTGGTGTCAGATGAAAATCTGATTTTCAAAAATCAAGAAATTGAATTTGAAATTGCTTAACAAGGTTAAGTCAATTATATTGGAAACAGGATAGAGTTAAACTGAATAATCGGGAACAGATTTTAACTGAACATGTTTGTATAATCCAAACAATAAAATAAATCCTGATTAGTTTAGGGTAAAAGTTTGGGAACGATTCTTTAAAAATTGAACAAAAAATAACACTAAAAAAATATTTTATGTTGAAAGATTAACGGACCCGGTTTTCGAATTACCGGCATCTCCACTTTTTAATCCTTAACGATTAGGCTTGTTAGAGGTTTTTATTTAAAATAATTCACTTTTTATTGATAATATGAAAGTAGAACCAATATTAAATCAAATACTTGCAGAATCATCATTATCAAGAGTATGGAATCATACAAATAATGATGATACTTTTGGTATTATTTCTGCATTCAAATTAGATAATTATTGGGTTGAAAATATAATTTTACATAGTAATTTAAAAAAAGAAATTAAAAGTAAAGGATATGGTTTCATAGAGTTAGATAGTGGATATAGTTATCTTGATAATACTAATGAGGAAATATCGGTTAGAGAAAGATCATATTTTATTCCAAAAATTACATTTAAAGATATTACTGAATTAGGTAAAAAATATGAACAAGAAACTATTATATTTAAAGATAATGAATTTTTTATTTTAGTTAAACCAGATGGTACTATAGAAAAAACATTTTTAAAAGGAAACGGTTATAATTTTAAACCAGAGAATTTAAAAAACGCATGGAGTCAATTTATTAGAAGTAAAAACAAAAATGCAATTAAAAAATTTACTTTTAATGTCCAAGAAAGAATTATACCATCAAGAACCGATTCTTATAAAATGTTAGGAGAAAATAAAGGTTTAGCAAAAGTAAAATATATTAATTTATTTTAAAATTTTATGAATAATTTTTTAAAAAATTTTAGAAGATTATCTGGAATTAAAGAACTTTCATTAACTGAAGAATTTACTGGTTTCAAAAGAATTCATGTTTTAGAAACCGTTGGCAGAGGAATATCCTCTTTACAGCTTAACGGTATTTCTATTAACAGAGATAATTCAAAAGATAATGTAATAAATTATCAAATAAAAGAAGGAATATTAACAGAAGAAAAAGAATTTGTTTTCCCGGAAAATCAAAAAGGTGGAATTATTGTTTTTTCTATTGATGTTAATAAAAAGTTTGAATATAAAAATTTAATTGATAAAATTAAAGAATGGTTTAAACAAAAATATCAATCATTATTAAACAGAATATTTAAAGATAAAAAATTATCAAAAATTATAAGTAAACATGAAGAAATAACTGGATTTAGCATCGGTAAATTTTTTAAAGGAAGATATAAATCTCCTAATGGAAAACATTATGATGAAACAAGTACATCAATTGAAATAATTGGTATTGGTTCTGAATTATTGGAAATTGTTGCATCAAAAATTGCTAGTGAATTTAATCAGGAAAGTGTATTAGTAAAAGATTATATAAAAAATGAAATATATTTAGCAAATAAAAAATAATTGATAAATAATTTGGATATGTCATTTATTTTACTTACCTTTGTATTTTAAAATTAAAATTAACTATTATTTTTATGGATACAAATATAAAAGAACAAATTGATAATATGGATTATGAATCAATGTTAAGATTATGGAGATTTAGTCCTGCTGGCCATTCATTATTTCAAGGAGAATCTGGTGAATATTTCAGTAAAAATATGAAAGAAAAACGTGATAAATTACCAAATGAAGAACATCCAATCATATCAAAAAGAATAGGTTGGGAAAAATAATTCATTTTATACTTGTTTATTTTAATTATTTTACTTACTTTTGTATCTTGAAAGTATTTATAATAAAATGAAAAACATAAATTTACATAATCTCCCACAGCTACCCAGTAATAAACATTGGGGTGGAAAACTTATGTAAAAAAATTAAAAAAATACAATAGATTATAAACCCTGATGTTCAATAAAAAAGTCATCAGGGTTTTTTTATTGATAAAAAATTAAAATATGGTGTTAGTTCAGAGGCAGAACGCTACATTTGGGATGTAGAGGTCGAGATATCATAATTCTCACACCATACAAAAAAATTAAAAAATATTCCAGTATCCCAATTGGTAGAGGATATAGTATTAGAAACTATAAAGTGAGAGTTCGAATCTCTCCTGGAGTACTACCGGATCTTCTAATTTTGGCAGGAAAGCACCCTTTGAAGGTGATAATATAGGTTAGATCCCTACTCTGGTAACTACAAAAATTAAAAAAATATTAGATAATACTTGTTTATTTCAATTATTTTACTTACCTTTGTATTCTAAATATCTGAATTAATAACTTAAAAACCTAAAAAAAATGAAAGATAAACCACAAAAGCCGAAATTGAATACTACTGTTGTTGGCGGTAGTTTTTATTGGGTTAGACCATTTCAAGGAGATGAATTTGAACCTGCAAAGGCTAGAGATAGATATGAGAATGGAGAGCTATATTTCTGCTTTACAAACGGTAGTGTGTTGGAAGTAGAGCGCGCTTGGGAGGTTGAGCCATTAAATTTCAGCTAACGGTTTTGGGATTGCTGTCAGGTTTCTTACGGATTAACAACTAAAATATAATTATATGAACGAAGAATTAAGAGTGATATCACAAAGCTATTGCGGAATGACACCGAAAGATAAAGGATGCAAAACTTGGGCTGAGATGCAACAGAAAATGGCAGATGAATTGGAATGTGTAGTAAAAAATTATATTGTCCAAGCAAATGTTAGCGGACACTTGTGCCAATGTGGAAATCCGATTGCCAGAACGGAGTGCGATGATTGTTTAGACAATAGAATTAGATGCAAGTTAGAAAATTAGGTACAATTTCCGCTAACGCATCGGAGATTTATGAAGGATTTTTTACGACTTAAACTACAAATTTAAAAATATAAAAAACACAATGACAAAAGAAGAATTGATTACAAAGCAACAACTGGAAATAGAGCAGTATCAAATTGCAATAGAAGAAAACAAAAAACTGCTGAAAAAGATAAAACTAAATTTCATTGCGATAGGGATGCCGTTAAATGATAACCTATTGCAATTTGATAAGAAGCAGATAAAATGGTGCTTGGAAACATTAGAAATGATTGAACAAATTAACTGTACTGTGCTTGACTATGAGGGTGTGTGGGCGGGTTAAAAAGTTTGCGTATAAGTAGGGGATTGTCGCAATATTATTGATTTTTTAAAATATTTTACTTATATTTGTACTTTGAAACTATTTATTAAGAAAATGAAAAACTGGTTAAACATATCAATTCATAGTAATAGTCGTAATATTATACGACCTGGAAGGGGTATGTTTATACAATAATCATTTTTAAAAGATATATAAAAAACCCCTTGGATTAAGTTTTTAAGGGGTTTTTTAATTTTGGTCTGTAACTCAGAAGTTTAGAGTGCCAAGCCGTTAACTTGGAAGCCGGGATGGCAGAATTCCCCAGACCAGCTGGAAATATAAAAAAGGAAAAGGACTGGCATGGACGAAGAGATAGTCTTGAAAACTATTGTGTGTAAAAACATCGTGAGTTCGATTCTCACCTTTTCCGCTTTTTTAAAAAACAGGTTCTTGGTGTAATGGCAGCATCTGAAATTCCAAACTTCAGGGTATGGGTTCGAATCCTATAAAACTTGCGGAAAATAAACCAATCAGGGTATTGGGCCTATTTGCTAAATAGTGCGTTCTGTAAAAAGAATGTGTTTCAAATACTCTGTCCTCCGCAAAATTATATTGACCAGTAGCTCAATTGGTGGAGCAACATTCTGATGAAATGAAGGTCGAAGGTTCAAATCCTTCCTGGTCAACAAAAAACTATTTTCTTAGTTTAACTGGATAAAATATTTGGCTACGAACCAAAAGATGAGAGTTCGAATCTTTCAGAAAATACATTATAATTAATATGGTGCTATTGTTGTAAATTGGTGAGCATAGAAAACTGTGAATTTTCAGGTAAAGGTTCAATTCCTTTATGGCACCCAATAATCTTAATTTAATAATTCAAAAACTTCTTTTATTCCTTCACTAGCTTTTTTATTAATATAAGTAATTTCCATTCCAATTTTACTTAAACTTTTAACTGGGTTTGGATCAATAAAAAATACTTCACAAGATAATTTTATATAAGTTAACATTTGAAAACAATAATGGATAAATAAAGAAGTTCCAATTATTATTAAATAATCACATTTTTCAATTGTTTTATATGATTCTTCAATATTACAAGGATATTCCCCAAACCAAACAACATGAGGTCTTAATTGTGAGCCATTTTCACATTTATCACCCAACTTTATATCATTATAACCACAATCATATATTAAATCTTCATCTGATGAGCTTTGAGATTTTGTAAGTTCCCCATGAATGTGAATAACATTTGAAGAGCCACCCCTTTCATGTAAATTATCAACATTTTGAGTTATCACGGTAACATCAAAATTATTTTCAAGTTCTGCAATTAATTTATGCGCCAGATTTGGTTTTACATTTTCCAGTTGCCTTCTTCTTTCGTTATAAAAATCTAAAACTTTTTGTTTATCTTTGTGCCATGCACTTATTGTTGCAACATCATCTATTTTATGGTTTAACCATAAACCATTTTTTCCTGTCCTGAATGTTGGGATGCCAGATTCCTCACTTACGCCCGCACCAGTAAAAACAACTATTTTCTTTTTCATTTATTTGTTTTTTTAATAAATATTTATAAATAAGAATATATTTATATAATGATATAATAACATGAAAGATCAAATATCCAGAATGAAAGAATTGATTAATTATAATATTAATTATGGTTATATTAATGAAGAAATGGAAACTTCTGATAATTTTATAAATAATACATTTCAAGAATATAAAGAAAAAAATGCAATTGCAGTTGAGGTTAGCATTGATTCAGAAAATGATGTTGATTACAGATTAGCACTTATATTAAGATTTACAAATGTTAGTGGATATGATGAATTAGTATTTTATTTTTCATTAATAGATAAAAATAATCAGTTTGTAAAAGGAAAAGAAAGTATTTATAATAGAGAAGAAGCAAATAAATATTTACCAAAAAAATTACAAGGTAGTATTTCTTTTTTTACTAAACTAAAAGAAATGTTTAAAAAATTAATAAATATGGAAACACCAGATATATTTTTTATGGAAACATATGAAGATTTTATAAGTGAAAGATTATTAAATCCTTATAGAAATTTAATTCCATTAATATTGGAAAATGGATATCTTTTGGAAAAAGAAGGAATATCCCATGATAAAAAGAAATATTATTGGAAATTTGTAAAAAAAACAAATCAACAAATAAAAGAAGATAAGGAATTTGAATATTTTATAAATAATTTTAAAAAAGATGATGAATATTGGGAAAAATTTAATAAAGAATCAAGAATAATTATTGAGAAAATGTATGGAAATAAAAAAATTATTTAAAAAATGAAAACTTTAAAATCCGTTGGTGAGTTCCCAAATATAAGAAAAGGAGAAATCAAAAAAGGAAATAATAATATCTTGTCTTCCCTCAAAATTAAAAATGATTTAAACAGAGATATTTGGGATGAAAATGATCAACTAAAAGAAAATATAAAAAAAAATCTTTTGGAAGTTGGAAAAGATTTCTTTGATTATCTTGAATTAACCACAGAAATTAAAGATATAATAATAACAGGTTCTCTTTCAAATTATAATTGGTCCAAATATTCGGATATTGATTTACATGTTATTTTTGATTTTAATGATGTCAAAGAATCTGATGATATAGAATTTATAAAAGAATACAGCAATGCAAAAAAATCAATTTGGAATGATACCCACAATATAAAAATAAAAGGATTCGAGGTAGAAATATATGGGCAAGATAAAAATGAGGTTCATAAATCTAATGGTATTTATTCTGTTTTAAATAATAAATGGATAATAAAACCAATAAAAAAAGAATTTAAAGTTGACTATGAATTAATTAAAAATAAAGCAAATCAATTAATGAAAGAAATTGATAATTTATCTTCTGATAATAATTTAATAAAAAAAATTGATAAGATTAAAGATAAAATAAAACGTATGAGAGAATGTGGTCTTGAACAGGGTGGGGAATATTCCATTGAAAATTTAACTTTTAAAATGTTAAAAAGAAGTGGTTATTTAAAAAAACTAAATGATATTAAAAATAAATCTTATGATAATGAACTCTCAATTAAAGAAAAGTTAAATACAGAAGAATCTGATATGGGTCCAACTATTGGAGAACCAAAGGATAAACATGGATATGATGATTCTGGGAATGAAAATGCAATGGGTTGGTGGGGATTGGAAGGTGGTGGAAGTTCCGATTATTCCTCATCTTCCTTTGATTCAAGTTCCGATATTTTTGATTTAAAAGAATCATTAAAAAAAGAATTAAGAAAATATTTATAACTTTTCTTTTTATGTAATATTTATATAATGAAGTTTGTTTAAATTGGTTAATAAAATAATCAATAAAATATTAAAAACCCAATACCATTCATTTTTTTCCAATATTAATCAATTGGCAAACTTCAAAATGGGTGTGAGGGTTTTATATTTTTTTAAAAAAATAAACTTATATGATAATAACAAAATTTATAAAAATAAAAATTGGGGGTGGAAATATAAAACATTTTAAAAATTTAGGATATAAAATAAAGCGATTGGATATTATTACAATACCTATTGAACACCTACAAAAAGGAAGTCATCAAAAGATTAAAGTAAAATGTGATGTTTGTAATATAGAAAAAGAAATAGAACATAGATTATATTTAAAAAATACTAAAAATTATACTATTGAATATTCTTGTTCTCAAAAATGTGCTTATAATATAGGTAAAAATCAAAAAACTTGTTTAAAAAAATATGGAGTGGAATTTACATCTCAAATAAAAGAACATAAGGAATTAGTAATAGAAACATGGAATAACAAATCAGAAAAAGAGTTAGAAGAAATAAATAATAAACGTAATAATACTAAAAAAGAACTTTATGGAGATAAGTATTATAATAATATGGATAAAAATAAACAAACAAAATTAAAAAACCATGGAGATGAAAATTATAATAACAGAAATAAATTTATAAAAACTTGTTTAAAAAAATATGGAGTAGAAAATGTTTTTCAAGTGGAAGAAATTAAAGAAATATCTAACCAAACTATATTAAACACTTATGGTGTTAAACATGTCATGCATTCAGATAAAATTAAAAATAAAGCATTTGAAACTAGATATGGAATAACTCATGAAAAATTTATTGAAAGATTATCTGATTTCTTAAAATATAGAAAAAAAATTTTAAAAATAACAAATCAGCAATTATTATTTTTATTAAAAAATTATAATAAAAGAGGAAATACTAAAATAAAAGGATCTTATCATATTGATCATAAATTTTCAATTTTTGAGGGGTTTGTACAAAACATATCTCCACACATTATCGGTAATATAGTTAATCTTGAAATGTTAACTTGGGAAGATAATTGTAGTAAACATACTAAGTGTTCATTAACAAAAAAAGAATTGTTTAATTTATATGACAATAAAAATAAAATATTGAAACAACTAGAAAAAGAATATAAAAAATAATAAAATATAAATTTTTTTCTATTTAACTAATATTTATAATAAAAATATAAAAAATTATGCCAAATTATTCAGAACAATATTTTAATCAAGATGCAGGGCAACCTGCAGGTTTTTCTGATCAGGACAGAACAATTATAAAAGAAATTGAAGTTAGTGGGGATTCCACCAATAAAAAGTACATGGCCCAGCTTGTTGTTGTAAGGGGTGCTGGGGTTTCTCTTTCTACAGGAGATATTAATGTGGAATTATCACATTCAACCGATAGTGTTAGATTGGGAGATGCAACCACATTAACAAAAGTTGCTACTGGTGGATTTCTACTTGTTTCTGGGCAAACGGAAATAAAAAATGTTTCAACTGCTGCTGGCGGATTTTTACTTGTTTCTGGGCAAACATCAATAAAAGATGTTGCAGTTTCTGGCAGTAGTTTACAGGTAATTTTGACTGATAATGAAGGTATGATCGGTTCTGTTGTGGGAAAATCTAAAAAACCACAAATTTCCATAACTCGCCCATCCAATACTACTACCTATTCGATTTTGGATACAATTAATTCTGGAACTACCGTTATGGAAAGATTTAATATTGCCAGATCAAATAACAAACTAGTGTGGTGTTTGGGGGGACATATGTCAAGTTCCGTTTCCGCAGCAACTTCTTTAAATTGTGATCTTCATATATTTTCATCTGGATTAACCGTAACATCAGATAATACTTTATGGCAACCAAATGTTAATGAATTAACACATCATTTAGGTGTTGTATCATTTTCAAGTTGGAAAGTTTTAGGAAATAGATCTGTTTCTGAAGGTAGTATTGAACAACCTTTTCTTTTAACTCCAGACCCAGATAATCCCTCTTCCGTTTGGAGTGAACTTATTGCCAGAAATGCTTATGTTCCTTCAAGTGCCGAAATATTAACTGCCAGTTTGGATATTTCACAAGATTAATCGGAAAAATTATTTGAATTTAAATTAAATATTTAAAATGTGAAAAATAAAATAATTAGATTAACAGAATCAGAACTTAAACAAATTATTGAACACCAGGTTTATTCAAATGTTTGGAAAAAGGATTTTTATGGATATATTAAAAGATTGAAGGGTTTAATTGATGGAATTAATAAATCATTTGATTCAATGGATGATATTTCTTTTGATGATGAGATTAAGGAAAACTTTATTGAGGATTTAAAAAATGTTGGAAAAATGGTTAAGATTTCTGTGGATAAATTGGAAAAATAATTTTTAAAAATATAATTAACTAATGAACCCCAGACTAAGAAAAACTCTTTTATTCAATACTAAGAAATTTAAGAATCAATATAGCTTTCTCTTTGATGGAATTAATGAATATATTGAAAGAAATAATGCAATAATCAATGGAACTCCTGCAACTTTTAGTGCGTGGATAAAGTTAAGTAGTTTAAATTTAGTTCAAAGAATAACCACAATAAATCAAAAATCTACTACTACTAATGTATTATCAATCTTTATTGATGCAAATAATAAGGCCAATGCACAGCATTTTGATGTGGATGGTGTAGCGGCATTAAGTACAACTGTTTTGACAACCAATACTTGGTATCATATAGTCGGGGTTTTTACAAGTGATTCTTCAAGAACTATTTACGTAAATGGGGTTTCGGAAAATACAAATACAACAGTTCAATCCGCAATGACTGGATTAGATTACACATCTTTTGGTTATATTGCTTGGACCACTAATATTCAGTTTTTTAATGGAAATATTGATGAAGTAGGTTTTTTTAACACCAATTTAACCGCAGCACAAATAACTGAAATATATAATAATGGCAAGCCCAAAGACTTAAAAAAACATAGTATGGTAAATAATCTTGTTAGCTATTTTAGAATGGGAGATAAATCAACATGGGATGGAACAAATTGGACATTAGTGGATCAAAAAGGAACTAATAATGGAACAAGTGTGAACATGGAATATAATGACAGGAGTCTTGATGTAAAATTATAATGATAAAAAATAAATTTTTAACTTAATATTTATAAATAAAATAATAACATGGTAGAAAATCTATATAAAATATTACCAATAACATCTGTTAGGCCAGAATGGTTTGGTGTTGCTACTGTTGAAAAATCATTAGAAAATTGTAGAAAAAATAATGATGGAACCAAGGTTATATTGAAAATCCCAGTTGGAGTCAAAGATATTAATGATGTTCCTGACAAATGGAAACAAGATTTTATAAACAGTTCACCTTTTATGAATCATTCTCAAATTTTAATTGAAATGAGTAAACCTGAATGGGTCTCTAATATGATTTAATTAATTTTTAAAAAAAATAAACATATATTTATAATAAAATATAAACTTTTTTAAACTTACGTATATTTATAATAAAAAAATAAGAAATAAAAAATAATAATATTTAAATAAAAAATTATGAACGACAAATCACAAAATTCAGAAAAAATAGTAGGAAAAGAATACTATGACAGATTAAGGGTTTTATCTGGAATACCACTGAAAGAAGAAAAAGAAAATAAAGATAATACAAAAACTGTTATAAAAGAAGGTATTATTAGTTCTCCAGAACTTATAAAAGATTCTATTAAAAAAGCATGGGGTAAAAATTATTCAATACTTCGTGAGAATCATAAATATTTTATCAAGACAGCCACTGGAACTAAAAAACCTGAACAATTAGACGAATCAGATTTTACATATATTGGTGGACTTGGAAATAAACTTAAATATAGATATGATTCATTGGCTGAGGCACAAAAACAACTTAACTTTATAATGAAATCTCTTAATGAAGCATATAATTGGGTTAGCCCAGACACAATGGTAAAAGAACAAGTAATTGGTGGTGAAGAAGAAAAACCAGATGAAGAAGAACCTATTGCTGAACCAGAAACAGAAGTATCGCCAGAAGCATCTGCAGGGGTGGAAGAACCTGTTGGTGATAATATTCCATCAGCAGAACCAGAAGGTGGAGTTGCTCCAGATGCTGGTTTGGATGAACCATTAGCAGAACCAGAAGTGTCAGCAGAACCAGAAGTTTCTGATGATTTGGGTGATGATTTAGGTGATGATTTAGAAGATGATCCAGTTCAATTAATTCAATCATTAAAAGGAAAATTGGCACAAAAAATAAGGATGACCGAATTAACACCAGAAGCAACCAAGGACGTTTTAAATACTATTATATCCGCTCTTGATTTACAACAAGTGGATCCAGATGATAGATTATCAATAGCAAAAAAAGTTAGAAAGGGTGGTTCTGTAGAAAAAGAAGTAGAACTCCAAGAAGATTTTGGTGATAAATCAAAAGGAACACAAACTGTTGGGAAAGGAAAAGTTACAAGTACGGCTGGTGGTGGAACTACAGAAAAGAAAAAAGGTGAATTTGGTAAATCTGCCAAAGGAACTCAGTCAATGGGTAAGGGTAGATTAAAAGCAGAAAGTGTTGAACTTATTGAAAAATTGGTAAAGGAATCATTGCTCAAATATAGAAAACCTGTTGTTAATCAACAACCTGTTAAAAAAGTAGTTTCTGAAAATAAAAATAGAACTTTTACTTCAGAAAGGTCAGATTTAAAAAGGATTGAAAATCTTATTGAATCTGTTCTTAAAAAAAAAGCCTAGCGCTAAGCAACAAATAAAGGAAAGTATTGCCCCAAACGAAATTCTTACAATGTTTGAATTTGCAATGGCAATGCTTGGAGTTGGTGGGTTAGCATTTGCTGCATTTTTAACATCTGGAGGTTGGGGGGCCACAAAACGAATAGCTGTTAATTTATTTAAAAAATTAGGAAAAATAGATAGTGCTCGTAAACTAGAGACTGCTGATGATTCGGCTATACAACAAGCCATTACCCAAATAAAACAAAAAACAAAATAACCCTAAATCCAATATAAGATATAAAACTGAAAAATATAAATTTTATTAAATTTATATTACCTTTCATCTTTATTTTTTTTGATGTTACCCACTCTTCATTTGGTGTTACCCACAATATTAAATTATACATTAAAAAAAACAATAAACAAAAAATTCCCAAATATATGTGATTTAAATAAAATGAAAGGAACATTAAAAAAAACATTATTATTGCCATTCCCTGTACATTAGATTTTACTTTATTTAATGATACAAGAAATAAATGAATATTTTTCATTGTCTTTAAGTTTTAATTATTAAATAAATACCATTTCATAATACAAAGGTAAGTAAAATAAATGACATTTTCAAGTAAAAAATGAATTATTTTTAAAATAAATAGATATTTATAATAAATGAGTGAAACATTAACAAAAAATTATTTAAAGAAATTTTATAATTTATCAAATTATGACCTTTCAGGTGAAATTATAAAAGAAGAAAAAGAATTGCTTGAAGAGGGTTGGCTGGGAAGAATTGCTGGTCTTTTGGGTATTACCGTTGCCTCATTTAGTTCAGCACTTTCTCAAAAAGTGGATATACAACAATTATCAAATAAGGTTGATTATGAAACGTTAAATAAAATTGAAATGGCAATGAAAGATCCATCAGTTGAACAAAAACTCAATCAACTTGGAATTCCTGATAATAATATTCAAAGAACAATAAATAGGTTGGAAAAAACAAAAAAAGTTAGTGGGATTAAGGAAAAACAAGTTTTAAACGATGAACAATTAGTAAATTTATTAAAACAAGGATGGAATTTAACAGGAGTACAAACTGACACAATAATTAATACCTTTCAAACAATTACTCCAGAAAGTGATATAATACAATACACACATACCTTAAGCGATAATGCATTTTTTGCTAGCGGGGGGCACGCATTAAATAATCAAGAAATTCAAAAATTAACAAATACCATAGATTCATTACAACAACAGGGAAATGTTTTATTAAATATTTCAATAGAATCCTCAACTGATAAACAAGGACTTTCAATTAATCTTCAGAATAAATTAGAAGATTTGAGATATTCAAAAGATAATAATGGGTTATCCAAAATAAGAAATGATCAAATAAAACAAATATTAATTAGTAAAGGAATTGATGATAGTTTAATAGGTCAAGTAATATTATCAGAACAAGGAACACAAATAATTGATAAAAATGCAAGGTATGTTAAAATTAGATTTAATATATCTTATCTTCCAGAAACCCCCCCACCAGGACCAAAAATAGATACTACATATAAACAAACATATAATTTAATATATTTATATTCTAAACAAAAATCACCAAAATCACCAAAAATTAAAATACCTTCTTGTAAAATTAAAATAAAATTATTTAATAAAAAATCTATTTGTCCTGCTTACCAATAGCCATTGAAAGTAACGTATATATTTATATTATCTATATCTGTTACTAGAGTATTAAAACTATTAACATAATAATATTCATATTCAATAATTGAATTTGAACCATATTTAATATTTTCATTCAATAAAAATTCATTGTGAAGTTTTGAACTAATCCAATTTTTCAATATTTGATCTACAATAAATTCATTCATTTTTAAGATTGATGCAAAAAAAACATTTTCACCCACAAAAACATCCCCTTTTAAATAATATTTAGTTCTATCTGTGGGAGATTTTAATTTTTTAATTCCCCTAACATTTTTATTTTCGGCATGACCCAATAGTATCCACATATCATTATTTTCATAAACCGTATCATTTGGAATTTTATTCAAATTAACTAAATAATTTGAATGATGTTCAGATGCTTTAAATAAATCATTATCCCAAATAAGTTCATTTAATCCTTTTGATACTCTGTATTCATTAATTTTTTCAAATAATAAGGAATCATATTTGGTTTGTGAGAATAGATTAAACCAAATAAAAGTTAAAAATAATATCATTATAAGTTTTTTCATAATACAAAGATAAGTAAAATATTTGACATTTCCAAGTAAAAAGTGAATTATTTTTAAAATAAATAGATATTTATAATAAAATAAATATTATATAACATGGAACTATTGGTTAATAAAAATGTTAAAAGCATATAAATATAGAATTTATCCAACAAAAGAACAAAAAATTCTGATAGAAAAACATTTTGGATGCTGCCGGCTCGTTTTTAATCTTGCATTGGAAATAAAGCAATATGCTTATAAAACACAGCATAAATATTTATCTTCTTTTGATTTATGTTATCAACTTCCTGATTTGAAAAAAGAATTCACATGGATTAATGAAATTGATAGTCAGGCATTACAGTCAAGCATTAAAAAACTTGATATCGCCTTTAAGAATTTTTTAAAACACGGAGCAGGCTTTCCAAAGTATAAATCAAAGGACAATAAACAAAGTTTTCAATGCCCCAATAATACACGCAGGATAAACTGGAAGGAAAATACTTTGGATTTGCCTAAAATAAAAGGGATTCCTATTGTATTATCAAGAACATTTAAGGGAAAAATAAAAACAATTACTATAAGCCGGACACCAACATATAAGTATTTTGCTTCCATTTTGGTAGATACAAATATTGTTATTCCAGAGAAACCACAAATAACAGAAAACAAAACATTAGGTATTGATTTAGGTTTGAAAGATTTTGCAATATTGAGCAATGGGGAGAAATTTGCTAACCCTAAATTTTTGAAAAACAATATTGAACGATTAAAAGTTTTACAAAGAAGAGCAAGCAAGAAAATGAAGGGAAGTCAAAACAAGAAGAAAGCAAATTTAAGAGTTGCTATTAAACATGAAAATATAAAAAATAAACGGGATGACTTTCTGCACAAATTGTCTTCACGACTAATCTGCGAGAGCCAAGCAGATACATTTGTGTTTGAAAATTTGTCATCTCAAAATATGATGGCTAATCATAATCTGGCACAAGCAATCAGCGATGTGAGTTGGGCCAAACTCGTTGAGATGATGAAATATAAAGGGGAATGGTATGGAAAAAATATTTTATTCATTGACCGATTTGCGCCAAGCAGCAAGACTTGTTCTAATTGCAATTTTGTTAATGATAAATTAACATTATCAGATAGAGATTGGCAATGTATTGTATGTGGCGTAACCCATGACCGGGACATCAATGCAGCAAAAAATATAAAGTTCATGGGATTAAAGAAAGTAAAGATATGGGATTAAAAAAAGCAGGGATGCGGATGCCCGAAGTGCCTGTGGAGTTGCCAACATTGGCTGGAACTATGAAGCAGGAAATTGGTTTTTCAATTAAACCAATAATTTCGAAAGAACAATTACGTCTTGTTTTTGTAAATAAAATAGGATTGGATGTTTATGGTAAAACAATATATGAGTTTGTTTTTTCAAATAATGATATAACTAAAGTAACGGGGGAAGATTGGAATAATTATCCTGCCAATGGAGAACCCCAACCGCCTAATAAAAAATATATTGAGGATGTTGGTTCAATTAAAACAGACAAATTTGAATTGGATGTAATTCAAGATTCTGGGTTCTTTGGAATGTGTGATGCACAAGATGGAATAATTGCATTGGCATGGGAAATAAATAAAAGTGATAATGAAGATGATATCAATGAAACAGATAAAAGATTAATATTTCATTACGGAGAATTGGAATCATCAGTAAATGATAAATTATATTCAAAGGACATTCAATTGGAAAGTATTAATAACAAATAAAATTAAAAATATGGAAAAAACAATTAAATTAACAGAAAAAGAAGTAAAAAATATTCTTGAAAAAGAATTAAATAAAAATAATAATGAAAATATTGATGAGATTGTATCAATTGATTCAGAAACAGCAGAAAAAGACCCAGATTTAGTTAAAAAATTACAAGATAAAATAGGTAATGAAGATATTATTCAAATAAAAGAAGAACAAATAATAAAATTAATTAAAAATCATCAAAATCCAAAAATATCAAAAAATAAATTATTGGAAACTTTAAATTTAAAATAAATGAATAATAATAATAATAATAATAATAGTAAGATACAATTGGAGGTGTTGGGACTATCATATAATCAAAACATGGGAAATAGTTACACATTAATATTACAAGAATCAAAAGGTAATAGAAAAATACCAATTGTTATAGGAGAATCAGAGACACAATCAATTATAATGGTTCTTGAGGGTGTTATGACTCAAAGACCGATGACTCATGATTTATTTGTTAAATTATGTTTGGAACATAATATTGAAATGGATGAGATTCTAATTTATAAATTAGAGGAAGGTGTATTTTATTCCAAATTAATATGTAAAGATATTATGAACAATGTTAAAGAAATTGATTCAAGAACATCTGATGCTATTGCATTAGCACTACGATTTGAATGTCCAATATATATAAATGAAGATATTATGGATATTTCAAGTATTGATATTGGTGATGATAATAAAAAAATTGAGATATCTGATTTACCAGAATATAATAAAAAAGAATTAGAAAAAAAATTAGAGGAGGCAATTAGAATAGAGGACTATGAAAGTGCCAGCACTATAAGAGATATTATAAATAAAAAAAGAAAAAATTAAGTGGGTAGGACATCAAAAGAAAATAGAATTGTTGAATTTGCAAAATGTATAAAAGACCCATCATATTATGCTGAAACTTTTTGTCAGACATTTGATATGACAAAAGATAAAAATGTCCCATTTAAAATGTTTAGAAGACAAAGGGAATTAGTACAAAATTGTATTAATAATAGATATAATATTATTAAAAAACCAAGGCAAGCTGGGGTTACAACATCCATTTCTTTATTTGCTGCATGTTATATGATGTTTCAAGAGAAAAGAAAAGTTATGATTGTTGCCAACAAACAGGACATGGCATTTGAAATGTTAAAAAAAATAAAAGAATTCATACATTTTGCTCCTAGTTGGATGGGAATTAATTTAACAAGAATTGCTCAGGGTATATTAGAATTAAATAATGGTAGTCTTGTTAAGGCATTTGCAACTTCAGAAGATGCTTTGAGGGGATTTACTCCAACTTTACTAATTATTGATGAGGCAAGTAATATTAGAGATGGTGCTGAATTTTGGGGTGCTGCACACCCTTCACTTGCAAGCGGGGGGAAATGTATTATATGCAGTACTCCAAGGGGAATGGACGAATTTTATTGGGCAATATATGATGCAGCTTTAAATAATAAAAGTAATTTTTATATAAATGAATTTAAGTGGTATGAAGATCCAAGATATAATGATAAATTAAAATGGACAAAGGGTGATTTAATTATTGATACGTGGTTAAAAACAAAAGTAAAAGATGAAGATTACGAAGTATTTGAAAGATTAGAAGAAAAAGGATTTGAGCCAACTTCTCCCTGGTTTGAAGATCAATGCAGGGAATTAAATTATGATAAAAGACGAATTTCACAAGAATTGTTGGGAAAATTTATTGGTTCTGGCGATAATGTTATTGATGAAAAAGATATTAATTTTCAAGAAAAAGAAAATGTAATGCCACCGATAAGAAGTGAGGGATTTGATGGAAATGTATGGATTTGGAAAGATCCAATTCCAGATCATCAGTATATTTTGGGATGCTTACCACCTGGAGAAAAAGTATTGACAAACGAAGGATTAAAAAATATAGAGGATATAAAAATTGATAATTTACTTATAGATGAAAATGGAAATTTTACTAAAATAAAAAATATTCAAACAACAAAAAATATAAATGATGAATTATATGAATTTAAATTAAGTAATGTTTGTAGAAAAACAATTTTTACTAGAAATCATCCAATATTATCAAGTATAAATACCGAACTAAAAAGAAATTGGAAAAGGAAGCATCCAGAACATAAATTTGGAAAACGATATTGGGATTTTAATTTCAATTTTATTAATTCAGAAAATTTAAAAATTAATGATTGGATCAAATATCCTAATTTATATTATAATAAGGATTTAACTGATAATGAAATATTATCAAAATGGGATAAATATAAAAATATTGGTAGAACTGATTTTAAAATTAAAAACCCATTATTAGAAAAAGACTTTTGGTGGTATGTTGGGATATGGTTGGCCGAGGGGTGGTATTTAAAATCTAAAGCAGTTGAAAAAAGTAAAGGTTTATCAACTTGTCATAATATAAATGAAAAAATATTTGCATATAAAATAAAATTTTTGTGTGAAAAAATATTTAATAGAAAAGTAAATATAAGAGATAGAGAATCTGTAGTATATACACAATTTAACTCATTACAATTATATAGTTTTTTTCTTGATAATTTTAGTGAATACGCCCATAATAAAAAATTACCTGAATGGGTAAAATATTTACCTAAAAAATATAAAATAGAAATTTTAAAAGGATATTTTGATGGTGATGGGTGTTGGTCAAAAACATATAAAAACAATAAAGGTTTTTCTTTTATAGCATTTGTCAGTGTTTCTTTAGAATTATTAGAGGGAATTCAAGATCTATTATTTTCATTAGGAATTATTTCCGCATTAAAAATATTGAGAAAGGGGGGGTTTTGTATTATTGAAAATAGAAAATTTAAAACTAAAATAACATACGACTTAACTTTAGCACATTATGATAGTTTACAATTAGTTAATATGTTTAATATTAAAAAATATAATCATGTAAATATTAATGATTTTGAAATTAGAAATGAAAGAATTATTTCTGGTACTTTAATCAGTAAAGATAATAAATGGATTTATCACAAAATAAAAGAAATAAATAAAATACCTTATAATGGAGATGTTTATAATTTTGAAACAGAATCTCACACTTTTTTATGTAAAAATATAACAACACATAATTGTGATGTATCAAGGGGTGATAGTAGTGATTTTAGTACAATTTGTATAATAGATTTACATGCTGGAGAACAGGTAGTGGAATATCAGGGAAAAATAACACCTGATTTTTTTGGGGAACTTATATATGATTATGCAAATAAGTATCAAGCATATACAATAATTGATGTAACTGGTGGAATGGGGGTTGCCCCAATTCTAAAATTAATAGATATGGGATTTGATAAAAAATTACTTCATTATGATAATCCCAAATCCAGATTAATACAAGAAAAGTTGGGCAGATTTAAAAAAGGAGATAAATTACCAGGATTTAATATAGGAGCAAATAGAAATATGACCATAATGGAATTTGAAAGACAAGTTAGAATGGGTGAGATAAAAATTAGATCAAAAAGATTAATAAATGAAATGAAAACTTTTATTTGGAAAAATGTTGGACCAAATGTCAGCAGACCAGATCATATTTCTGGAAAAAATGATGACCTTATTTGGAGTATATCAATGCCACTTTTTATTTCTCAAACAACATTTAAAAATCTTAAAAGATATAATGAACAAACAAAAGCAATGTTGAGTAGCATGACATCTGATTCAAATCAATATAAGGATACAATAACACCACAAACAGGATATATGGGGAGAAATGATACAAAATGGGCATATCAAGAATATGGGTGGTTATTTAAAAAATAAAATAATTTATGAATATATTAATAACAGAAAGTCAATTTAAAAGATTAATTGAAAACATTATTGATGAAAGTAATAATGATATTAAAACACAAGAATTCATTGATATATTAAATCAGGAAAATATTCCTTATGAAATAAAAAATAATAAAATTATTATTGGTGGTGATAATAATATAAATTCTGAATTAATAACATATATTCCAGATAATGTTGAATTTAATAATGGTGATGATGTAGATTTAGATTATCTTAAAGAGATGGGAAATAATATTAAATTTAATAATAAAGGTTATGTAAATATAGATTCCCTTGATAGGGTAGGAAATAATATTCTATTTAATAATAAAGGTTATGTGGCTTTAGATTCAATTATATGGTTTAGCATTAATTCCGTTAATTTTACAAATAATGTTAAAGATGTATATTTTGGAAAAGAATTATTCTGGGGAAATGAATTCCCTTATCAGATATATAATATTAAAGGAAATTTTAAAATGTGGGATGATAAAAAAGGTGATTATAAAATAATAAAATAATTTATGAAAAATTGGGCTTTTCTCAAACTAACATATATTTATAATACATAACATATATATAAAAACATAAAATAAATAACCATGGGACAAACAATCTTTAATGAAATTAATAATATAGATTTTGATTTAAAAAAAATCAAATTACAAGTTCTTATTACGGATAATCTTGAAAAAAAAATGAATAAAAGAATATCTGAATTGTCATTGGAAAAGGGAACAAAACCTAAACCAGTATCTACCTATGTGAGAGAATTAATTGAAAATGATTGTGAAAATAAATAAGTTTTTTAAATAATATAAATATTTATATAAAATATGGCAGAACAACAAAAAACTACTTTATATCAACGACTTACAAAACTCTTTGGAACAGGTGGCCAACCTGTAATTGATAAAAAACCTTCAATATCAGCAAAAGAATTATTGACAGCGACTTCTGCCGAAGAACTGATGTTAAAAAAATTAGCAGCCCAGCAATCACAATATTTGGGAAATCAATTTGAGAAAATAACATCCAATTTATATCAACAATCAGTTTATTATGAAACAACAAGACTTGCAAGTTATGCGGATTTTACGGCCATGGAACATACCCCAGAAATTGCGGCCACTTTAGATCTTGTATCTGAAGAAAGCTGTCTAGCTGGGAATAGTACTATAAGATTATTAGATGGAACTAACCCAACAATAAAAAAATTATATAAAGAAAATAAAAAAAATTTTTGGATATATTCTTATGATACTAATAATAATAAATTTATTCCATCTAAAGCAGAGAAAGTAATTTATAAAGGCATTCAAGATATATATTTGATTAAATTAGACGATGATACAAAAATAAAATGTACTGGTAATCATAAATGGTTAGGGAAAGATAATAAGTGGATAGAAACACATGATTTATATAAAGGATATTTTTTCATTAATCATAAGGTTATTTCTATAAAATATATGGGAAAAGAGAAAGTATATGATGTTGTTAATTCTGGTAAATTTAATAATTTTGGGGTTAAGTGTAATAGTGGGATGATTATAAGTCATAATTGTACGCTCTCAGAATTTGGTAAAATGTTACAAGTATTCTCTGATAGTAAAAGAGTTAAAACAATTCTTGAAAATTTATTTTATAAAACTTTAGATATTAACATTAATTTACCAGCATGGACAAGAAATACATGTTTATATGGCGATAATTTTATTTATCTTAAATCAGAAATTGGAAAGGGAATTGTTGGGGTTAAACAACTTCCAAATATTGAAATAAGAAGAGAAGAGAGTTCGATTACTGATCAGAAAAATATGATTAGATTTATTTGGCAAGGAAAAAGTATGGAATTCACGGCCTGGCAAATTGCTCATTTTAGATTATTGGGGGACGATAGAAAATTACCTTACGGAAATTCTTTTTTAGAAAAAGTAAGGAAGATATGGAAAATGTTGATATTAGCAGAAGATGCAATGCTTGTCTATAGAATAACAAGAGCACCTGAAAGGCGTGTATTTAAAATTGATGTTGGAAACTTAGATGATAAAGATGTTGAGCCGTATATTCAAAGAGTTGCTCAAAAATTTAAAAGACAGCCGCAAGCTGAAAATACTGGTAATTTTACAGGACAAGTAGATATGAGATATCGAACACTTCCAGTATGGAAAAATACTCCAATCCCATTATTGGATGGTAGAACAATAACAATAGAAGAATTATCAAAGGAATATGAAGAAGGAAAATATAATGAGGTCTATTCTATAAAAGATAATACACATGAAATTGTTCCTGGAAAAGTTATTTGGTGTGGTAGGAATTATAAAGCAAATAAATTAATTAAAATTTGGTTGGATAACAAAACATGGATAATGTCTGCACCAGAACATCCATTTATTTTAAGAGATGGTTCACATAGTAGAGCAGATAAATTATGTTCTGGTGATAAATTAATGCCATTTAGACATGTTAAAATTAAAATAAAATATACAGAAGAAATTTATGAACCAGATGATGTATATTGTATGACTGTTGTTGGACCAAATGGAGAAAATAATAGACATAATTTTGCTGTTTGCTCTCTTAATAAAGATGAAAACTATACGAGAAAGGGTGTATTTGTTAAGAATAGCACGGATGAAGATTTTTTCTTACCAACAAGACAAGGTGGAGGAGATACAGAAATTGATACATTACCTGGTGCAAGCAATTTATGTCTTTCATTAGATACAAAAATTCCTCTATTAGATGGTAGAACATTAAAATTAAAAGAAATTATCGAAGAGTATAAAAATAATAAAGATTTATGGGTTTATAGTTGTAATCCAAATACTGGTGAAATTATTCCAGGGATCATTTCATGGGCGGGAATTACAAGAAAAAATGCTCATGTTTTAAAAATTACGTTAGACAACGGAAAAGAGATTATATCAACACCGGATCATAAATTTTTAACAAGGGATGGACTAAAAAAAGAAGCAAAAGATTTAGAAATAAATGAATCTTTGATGCCGTTTCATAGAAAAAAAGAAAAAATAAGTAAAAATTCTAGTGACTATGAAATGATTTGGGATAATTCAAAACAAAAATGGATTTTTATTCATAGAATGGTTGGTAGTTATATGAAAGATAAAAATTTACATAATGAATTAATACATAATAATAAATTTATAAATGAAAATAAAAATATTATTCATCATAACAATATGAACCGATTTTGCAATAATCCTAGCAATTTATATTTTATGAGTAGAAATGATCATATAGATCTTCACTGTGATTTTAATAATAATTTATTAGAGTGGAATAAAAATCCAATTAATTTAAAACAAAAAGGAAAATTAATAAGTAAAACAAAATCAGATCCAGAACGTAAAAAAATATATTCAAAAAACGCTAAAAAATTATGGGAAAATAAAGAATATAAAAATAAAGTATTTAGCAAACCACAAAAAATTATATTTACTGATAAGTTATATTCAATATTTTTTGATACTTTTAAATTATATGGCAGAAGTGATTTAACTCTTGAAAAATTAAATTCTAATAAAATCTTTATGCATGAATTTATATTGTCAAATTCAAATATTCGTAGCTCGATGACCAATTTATCAGAATTTACTCATAATCATGTAGATAAAATGGTTAAAGAAAAAGGATATAAAAATTATCGAGAATGGGTTAAAAAAACTTCTGATAATTTGGGATATAAAAATGTTAATTCTTGGAGATATTATATTGCTAAAGAAAATAAAACAGGAAAATATACTACTCATAGATTTTTAGAACAAGATTACTATAATCATAAAATTACTAAAATTGAATGGTTGGAAGAAAAAATTGATACTGGAACAATTACCGTAGATGGAGAACATAAATATCATAATTTTCATACTTTTGCAGTAGAATCTGGGGTGTTTATATATAATTCTGAAATTGCAGATATAGAATATATCCAGCGTAAATTATTCACAGCAATGAGAGTTCCAAAGGCATTTCTTGGTTTTGAGGAAGCAATTGGTGAAGGAAAAAACTTGGCACTTCAAGATATAAGATTTGCTCGTACAATTAATCGTATTCAACAATCAATGATTCAGGAATTAAATAAAATCGCCATTATCCATTTATATATGTTAGGATTTGAAGAGGAACTTGACAATTTTACTTTAACACTAAATTCCCCATCAACACAGGCAGAGATGTTAAAGATTGAACAGTGGAAAGAAAAAGTATTATTATATAAGGATTTGGTATCATTAAATGATACAGGATTTGCTGCAACGTCAATGACATGGGCCAAAAAGAATATTCTTGGTTTCTCTGATGATGAAATTATATTGGATCTTAAACAACAAAGAGTGGAAAAGGCTGCAGGAAAAGAAAATGAAGCGCCAGAACAAATTATTCATACAGGATTATTTGATGCTTTGGATAAACGTTATCAACAAAAACCAGGGGAAGAAGCACCAGAAGGTGGTGAAGGTGGCGCACCTGGCGAATTACCAGGTGTTGGTGGAATGGGTGGGGGTGAAGAATTACAACCACCAGGTGGAGGGCCAGGAGGTGGTGGAATGCCAGAACTTCCTGAATTAACTGAAGAAAATAAAATTAATATATTGGAAAGTGAAGATAAGGAACAAGATTCAAAATATAAAATATTGAATGATGATTCTAAAGTATTAAATGAAGATTTAAAAACAATGTTTGAATCTTTGGATGAAACGTTAAGTGAAAATAAAGAGATTATTATAAAAAAAATTGAAGATGATGAAAAAGAGTAAATAATTTAAGGTAATTTAGATTTAAGTTTTTCAGCAAGTTCATAATCTTCATTTTCAACTGCTTTTCTAATTTGCTCTTCAATGGTTGATTTATCAATAATTATTTCACTACCATTAAATAAAGTGCTGGGTTCAATATAATGTTCCCATCCCTCATCCCACAAATCAACTGGTAATTTAATTAAGTAATTTTCACCAAATATTTTTAACTTTTATTTATAAATATATAATTTATTTTCCATAAAGTCAAACTTTTCAATGTATCAGCATATTTATATATGTCTATGAGACAAAAATATTATGCAACTTGTTGAACAACATTTAATCAAAAATACATCAGAATCATTTAAGGAATGTGAAGATGTTTGTTTTAAAACAAAAAACTTATACAATTATTCTTTATATCTAATCAGATAAGCATATATTAAAGAAAATAAAAATATTATTTTTGATTTATATCATCATATAAAGAAACATGAATCTTATAGCGCCTTACCAAGGAAAGTTTCATCCAATGTTTTGTTAATGGTACAGAAGAATTTTAAATCATTTTTCAAAGCATTAACATTATATCAAAAAAACCCAAATAAATTTAAAGGAAGACCTGGTTTACCAAAATATTTGGATAAACAAAAGGGAAGATACATTGCTTGGTTTACAAATCAAGCCGTATCAAAAAAAGTATTTAAAAAAACAGGAAAAATTAAACTTTCACAATGTAATATAGAATTTAAAACAAAATTAAAATCTTTTGAGGAAATTGATTGTGTCAGAATTGTCCCAAAAAATAATCACCATGTAATTGAGGTGGTTTATACAATAGTAACACCAGAAAAATTAACGGATAATAACAAATATGCAGCAATTGATTTGGGTGTGAATAATTTAGCAACGATTGTATCAAATGTTAAAAAATTTAAACCATTAATTATAAATGGAAAACCATTAAAATCCATTAATCAGTTTTACAATAAAAAGAAAGCACATTTGCAATCTGTTAATGAAATAAGACATAAAATAAAAACAAGCAGACAAGTACAGAAACTTGATTTAAAAAGACAAAATAAAATCAATCATTATCTTCATGTTTCCAGCAAATTAATTGTTAACATTCTCAAAGAAAATAATATTAATACTTTGATTATAGGGAAAAATGATAATTGGAAACAAGAGGTGAATATTGGAACAAAAAATAATCAGAATTTTGTCAGCATACCACACAGTAGATTTATAAATTTTATCAATTATAAATGCGAAAAAGAAGGTATAAATGTTATAACTAAAAATGAAAATTATACATCTAAATGTTCCTTTTTGGATTTGGAAACGATCCGAAAGCATAAAATGTATAAAGGAAAAAGAATCAAAAGGGGTTTATTTATTTCTTCAGAAGGAAGAAAAATAAATGCTGATGTGAATGGTAGTTATAATATGTTAATAAAAGTAATTCCAAACGTCTTTGACAATGGAATAGAGGGTGTCGGAATTCATCCAAGGGTCATAAAAATCCTGAAGTGAAAAATATTTATATATTTTCACCTATTCTTTCAATATTCTTCCAATGCAACTTGTTGTGGATATATTGTTATCAATTTTTCTTGCCAGTTCATTTCTTAAATTTTGAAGGGATTTCTGTGTGTATCCCATCGAATCATAATAAATTTTTGTTTTCATTGTTTTTAAGTTTTGAATATTAATTAATAAATTTTATTATTCTATCGTAATAAATTCAGGACTTTGAAATTTAGACCATTGGCACACATCTTTGTAAAATTCAAAATAGTTATCTTCAATAAACCATTTTGCCTGTTGTAAAGTCCTGAATTGACCAAGCACTTTCAATATAACGTTTCCGCTTCTTAATAAGATTATTTTGTTTTTCATAACATTTTTATTGAAGTTTAATTTCATGGTATTTTAATTTCACAGTACAAAAATAAGTAAAATAAATGACATTTCCAAATAAAAAATTAATTATTTTTAATCTACTGGTGAGAAAAAATCTGCATTATCAGATGCTTCACTTCTTAATAGATCAACATATTTTCTATCTTCATCAGATAAATTGTTATACCATTTTACTATTTTTAATTGGGTTAGTTCATCTAATTTTGATTTAAAGAAAAATAGACCACTACCATTTATTAAAAATTTATCTTTTTTTGTTACTTCCATTTTTGTTTTCATTGTTTTTAAGTTTTAAGTTAATAAATTAAGTTAATTAGAACACAAAGGTAAGTAAAATAATTGACATATCCAAATAAAAAGTGAATTATTTTTAATTATAAATATTTATATAAGAATATGAAAATAATAATAACATAAAGTCAATTTAAGAGATTAATAGAGAATATAATTAAAGAACGAGGGATAGATATTATTGATTCTGATAATTATGATGTTTTCAATGATGAGAAAGCAATAGCATTAATTATGTTTTTAAATAAAAATATGGAGGGGGATTATGGTTTGTGGGAGTTAAAACCCATTAAAACTTATTGGTCTGGCACAAATGTATATACACTTAATAATGATAGATATTATGTTGGAACTAAAGAAGAAATGATAAAATATGATGATTGGTACAGAAGAAGAGATGCAGGCAATATACCAGACCCATTAAATCAATTTTATCTTGGGAGTGAGAATCAATATGATATTTGTAAACCTTTTAATTAATAATTTTTTTCCTTTTAACTGATATTTATTAATAAATAAAATTATTATGGAAAATTTTGGTATAATTAAAGAATATGTAACTAAACAATTAACACAGTCATTATTAAATGAAAATGTGGAAAGTAATATTTTTAACAATTTTATAAAAGAAATTAAAAAGTCAGATATTTTAAAAACTCAATATGTGGTATATAGTAATCTTGAGAATAAATATATAAAAGATGAAAATAAAGCAACCAGATATATTAATGAAAATATAAATTTATTTAAAAAATTTAATTATAAAGATTTATTAAATGAAAATAAAAAATTATCTGATAAGTTTAGTAAATTATTAAAAGAAGCATATATTGATTCATCTGGTAAACTAAAGGATTTTGAATTTGATGGGTCTGATGACTCATCAAAATATTTTAAAAATCCAAATCCAGATATAATTAAAAAAGCAGAATATTATGGTTTAGTGGATATTGAAAATGAGAATTTAACACCTGAAGGTTTAATACAAAAAATGATTGAATGGGATGAGGGGGAACATGGCGTTGAAGAATATATTTATGATATGACAAAAAAAGATTTGGAAAGACAGGGATATAAAATGCCAGATTATATAAGAAGAGGAAACGTATTGGATGAAAATAAAAATAATAATCAATGTCCTTGTACTAAAAAATTATATGAAAATCTTGATATTCTAATTAAAGAATCATTAAAAGATGTTCCAGATCCAGAAAAAAAATATAATAGTTATAACAACGTTTTAGAATACGTTATGACAGAGGATACTTCAAAACAAGAAGAAGATAAATATAAACTTAAAAATGAAACTTATTTTCCTGATAAAAAAATAATTGAAATGGCAATAAATAAATTTAATGATAAATATTCATTTTTAAATGAAAATGAAAGGGAAATTTTTACTGTATTATTTAATAACGATAATAACGGAAAACAAAAGGTTTTTGAAAAAATAAAAAAGAATAATATCAATCAGATAAAAAGAAAACTAATTGAATCTTCTGATGAAAAATTATCTGATAAACTTAAACTTGTGGAAGAAAAATTATCTTCAATGGCTTATAATAAAGATAATTATATTGATGATATGGTCAAACTTAATAAACTGAGTTTGGGGTTTTAATATTTTTTAATATTAAATTTAATAAATTTTAATTTTTCATCAACACATTTTTCGCATATATGTGCTGTCCATTCTTCTAAATCTTTATTTGAACCAAACCCCCAATTTGCATGCAATTCCATACATTCAAAACCATAACCAGCTTCGCATGATTTTCCACATAAATCACATTCAATATCTTTAATTTCTTCAATTTCCTTTTTAATTTTTTTATTTATAATCATTTTTTTTAATTTTAAAATTTCTTTTAATAATTCAATTAAAATACTCTATATCTAATAAGAATGCGGTTGTTACCCCCATTAATTTTAAATGTTCTTCTACCAGATCAGTTGTTATCTTTTTGATTTCCATATAATCACACTTATATTTGGATAAAAAAATTGACCATATTCTATTATAATCTAACGCTGCATAGTTATTTTTTTTATTATATTTAATATAAAATTTATCTTTATAAATATAAAATATATAATCTGGATAGTTATTAATAGTTTCTGGTTTTAAAACTTTTAACAGTTCAACAAAATATTCTTCTTTCGACTTTTCCATAAATTATTTTAAATCCTTTTTTGTTAAACAAAACTCAAACCATTCATTATTTATAAACAAATCAGATATTGTTAAATCATTTACAAACTTATCAATAAAAAATGACAAATCTTTTTTATTATCTTTTGATACCAGTGGTAAATAATTATTTTCTGAACCTCTTTGATATAAGTTAAACTCCAGAGACATAAAACTTTTTTTATCTAATTTTATTCCAGAAGACCTTATATCAAGATCCAAAATATAAAAATCATTCCATATTTCTTTGTTAATAAGATTATTCTCTCTTATTATTTTTCTTATGTTTCTTTTAAAAGAAAAAATAACTTTATTATAATCATTATTTATTTTCTTTGGTTTAACCCATGTTGAAATAATGATATAAACACTATCTGGTGATTTATTATTTTTTACTGTCCCACTTAAACATTTTAAGTTTTCATTTAAGCATGAGATTTCTATCTCTTTTCCAGTTTTTTGGCCCATTTATCATTATTCCTTAGCTTCTTTCTTTTCTTCTTCTTCTTTTTTGATGGCCAATTTCCCAATAACTGCCTCAATTTTACTTTCTGAAACGCTTGATACTTCAAAATTGTGAGCACCCTTCAAATGTTCATGAATTTTTAATTCTGCATCAGAAACAGATTCAGCAGCAACCAAAAATTGAGATGTTGTTATTTTTTCCGTAACTCCTTTTGATTTTGAAAAAACGTCTTCTGTGAATTTAACTTTTACAAGATAATACATAATTTTTTAATTTTAATTGTTTTTTAATAATACAAAAATAGATATAATAATTTTAAAAGTCAATAGCCATCAAATGATTTTTTTTAATTTAACATATATTTATAATAAAATATAATATAAAAATAAAAAATTTTTCATTATGCCAACACTAACCAAACAAAAATCCAAAGTAGTTATTTTAAATAACAGTAATGGTACAACTAATATTTATCATAAACTGTCAAAAACAGAATTAATAAAAGAAATAATTAGTCTTAAAACAAAAATTACTTATTATGAGAGTACGGAAAAAGAAAGAAAATTAAAACAAAATAATTGTTTAAGTGAGTTGGAAAATATTTTAAAAAAATAATTGAGTATGAATTTGGATTGGCAATCGGTTTCACTTATTTTGGGAATTTTAGTAATAATTACTGGAGCATTAATAAAAATATTTAAAAAAAATGGTAAAAATATTACACCAGAATTAAAATTACCAAAAGAATTTTATGATGTTAAAACACAGGTTGGAGAACAACAAATAAGATTTGAAGAGTATGAAAAATTAATAAATGAAAAATTATCTGGATTATCAGATGATATTAAAGAATTAAAAGAAAATATTAAAGAAAGAAATGAAAAAATAGATAAATTAACTGAGACTATAATCAAATACATTTCAAAAAATTAAAAATTAAATGATTAACCCCTTTCCAAAATATATTAATGGACAACTTCAATTTGATGATGGTAGATTTTTATTAAGAGAATTTTACTCCATCCCCACAAAAGATATTGATAAAATAAAAGAACAATCCAAAATAATAACAGAATCATTTGATAAAAATAAATTATCAACTGATAGTTCCATATTTATGAATTGTATTTTACAAAAATGTGAAACAGAAAATAGAAATGGAAGATATTATCCTCGTCATATATTAGAAAGAGAAAATAATAATTATCAGGAATTAATTAAAGAAAAAAGAGCTCTTTCGCATAGTTCACATCCAGATCATAGTCTAGTTGAATTTAAAGATTCTTCTCATAGAGTGATTAAAACTTGGTGGGATGATAATACATTAATGGGCACTATTGAAATTCTTGGTTCTCCTGGATATTTTAAATTTGGAATAATAAGTTGTCCTGGAGATACAATTATTAATCTTCTTAATAAAGAAGTTAAAATGGGAATATCTTCAAGAGGTGTTGGTTCATTAGAACAACAAAATGGTAAAAATGTGGTACAAGATGATTTTGAACTTATTGCATTTGATTTGGTTAGTTCTCCTTCAACTCCAGGTGCATTCTTATATGCTGAAAATAGTGAAATGCAAGAAAATATTACAGAAGATATAAAATATAAGCCATCATTTTTAAGAATAAATAAAAAAATTAATGTTGATCCATTTTTAGAAAATTTAAATAATTTTTTAGAAAAATAAAAAAAATATACAAAAAACTGAACTTTTTTAAACTAACGTATATTTATTAAAAAATAAAGATAATATTTTACATACAATATTTATAATTTATGGCAGAAAATAAAGAAAAAAAACAGTCCATTCTTGAACAAGCCTTGTTAGAAGCAAGCGAGATTCAAAAAACGGCTGAAAGCAATGCAAAAGAAATACTGGCAAAACAAATGAGACCAGAAATTGAACGCATAGTTAAAGAATCAATAGAAAAAGAAGATTCTGTTGATGAAACAAAAATGGAAGAAAGTCATGATCAACAACCAGTTGATGAAGAAAAAAATAAAGTCAAGGAAAATGAGGACGAAGACAATGATTTAGAAGATATTGATTCTGAAAAGGTGGAAACCGATTTAGAAGATGATATTGATTCTGAAAAAATAGAGGATAAAGAACCTGAAGAAATTTCTGATGATGAAGAAGGTATAGAACAAGTTGATCTTACCAGTACTCCTGATGAAGATGTTGTCAAAGTTTTCAAAAAAATGACAAAAGATGATCAAATTGAAATTGAAAAAGATGGAGATTCGATCAAAATAAAAGATGAGGACAAAGAATATCGTATTGAATTAAGTGAATCTAAAAATAAAGGAAAACTTAATGAAGATGGTGTTTGTGAAGAATGTCCTGATAACGATTTGACAGATGATGATAGTGAAATGATTTATGAAATTGAAATAGAAGGAAAAGATAATGTTTCTGAAACTGATGGGGTATCAGAAAAAGTGACTAAAGATGAAGAATTGGAAGAAACTTTTAATGTTACTCATGCAGAAGGAAGAAATGTAACATCAAAACCCCAAAATTTCAATGTTAGAAGTAGACCAGGAGATACCAGATATAAAAAACTTTATCAGGAAGCTGCTGGAAAAAATAAGCAACTTGTTGAGAAATTTAATTCTCTAAGAGGCAAAGCAGTAAAAATTCTTAATGAAAATAAAGAATTAAAAGAGTTTCAGACAAAACTCAAAAATGCTGTTGTTGATATGAGAGGAAAACTTAATGAGGTTGCATTATTCAATTCTAATTTGGCTTATGCCAATAGAATAATGGCAGAAGAAACAACCACTAGGAAAGAAAAAATTGATATGATTCAAAGATTTGATAAAGTCAAATCTATTAAAGAATCAAAACAACTTTATAAAACACTTCTTAGTGAATTGAAAAAAGAGCCAATTAAAGAATCTGTTGAAAAGAAAATAACAAAAACTTCAGAGTCAAGCTCATCCAAACAAATAAATGAATCAAAAGTTTATTCTGATCCTCAATTAGAGAATCAAATAAAAAGGATGAAAGACTTAATGAACTATTCCACGAATGGAAAATAATTAATAATAAAACTTAAAAAATAATAACTATGGGACAAATTTTAAATTCAGGAGAAGTTGGAAATATTGGGTTGAGGCAACTCAAAGAACAACGAGAACTGATAACACAAAAATGGACTAAATTAGGTCTTTTAGAAGATCTAAAAGGTCATATAAAAGATAATATTGCTCAGTTGTTTGAAAATCAAGCATCTTACATGTTGAATGAATCAACAACCGCATCTAATTCAGGTGCGTTTGAAACTGTTGCGTTTCCTATTATACGTAGGGTCTTTTCAAAATTGCTTGCTAATGAGATTGTATCAGTACAAGCTCTTAATTTACCAATTGGTAAACTGTTCTATTTGAATCCAAAAGTATCAACGAGAGTAGATACTGGTTCAACAGGACACACATCACCGGATGGTGCTTATTCTAATGCAGCCGATTTAACAGCTGGTTCAGGAACTCAATTTGAAACTAAATCATTGTACGATAGTTTCTATGCAACCGCAAATAATGATGAGGGTACTTCTTTATTTGATAGAAGTAAAGGGGCATTCACATCAACAAATGCAGTTCTTACTGGTTCTACACCGCAATCTGGGGTAACTAAATTCAAAACATTTCAATTAACAGGATTTACAACTACAAGTGATGGTAAGTTGATTGGTCCTGCTGGTGTTCCTATGGACACTGAAGAATTTTTAGCTAGTCTAAAAGTTACGGCAGACCAAAATTTATCAGGCGGATCTGGTTTCCAAGGTTCAAGTATTACCGCAGGAGACCCAATTCCTTTCAGAGTTAAAACTCAACAATACGGAAGAGAAATTGTAAGTTCTAATGGTGTAATTGATGTTGAGATTGATTTAACATATCCAGCAGCTAATGGTTATTCGGCATTTACATCATATGTTGATCAGGCTGGTACACCTTCAGCAACTAATAAAATTTTATTTACAGCTAACTACAGAACTTATTCTGATTTAGAACAAGATTCTGAAATGGCCGAAGTAACATTTAGTCTTGATGAAGTTACGGTATCTGTAACAACTCGTAAAATGAGAGCACAATGGACACCTGAACTTGCACAAGACGTATCAGCATTCCATAATATAGATGCAGAGGCTGAACTTACTGCATTGTTGTCAGAACAAATGGCAGCTGAAATTGACAGGGAAATCCTTAGAGATCTTAGAAGAGGTGCAGCTTGGACATTACGTTGGGATTATAATGGTTTGAGAAACCAAACTACTCAGTATCACGGTACTCAGAAAGATTGGAATCAAACATTGTTAACCAAAATAAATCAAATTTCAGCTCAAATTCATAAAGCAACACTGAGAGGTGGAGCTTCTTGGATAGTTATATCACCTGAAATTTCAGCAGTATTAGATGATTTGGAATATTTCCACGTATCAAATGCTGATCCTGAACAGGACAAATATAACATGGGTATTGAAAGAGTTGGATCTCTTGGTGGAAGATATCAAGTATATCGTGATCCTTACGCTCCAGCTAACACAATGTTAATTGGACATAAAGGAAATTCGATATTGGAAGCTGGATATATATATGCTCCATATGTTCCAATGCAATTGACACCTACAATGTATAATCCATTTGACTTTAAACCAATTAAGGGGGTAATGACAAGATATGCCAAGAAAATGATAAATAACAGGTTCTATGGCAAGGTCTTCTGTGATGGATTAACAACTTTTGACCCAACTGAACTTAGATAATAAGTAAAGTAGTTCAAATTTAAACCATAAAGGGGGGTCTGGATAATAAAAATTCAGATCCTTTTTTATGTTTATTCTAATTTAAGATTGACTTTAAACGGATTATATATTATATTTGTAATATAATTTAAAAATATTATAAAAATGAAAAAAACAACAATAACGAAAGAACAGGAAAAAGAAATTGTTGCCATTTATTCTTTAACAAATATTGGAACAGAACCATTATCATTAAGGTTTAGAATTAGTAAAAAAAGAATTAATCAAATATTTAAAAACTATAATATATCAAAAAAGAAAAAAGGTAATCAAATAACAAATAATATTATAGAAATAAAAGAAAATTATAAAAAAATAAGAAGTATTTCAAGTAATAATTTTATAGTTAAGTGTAAAAAAACAAACAAAGAATTTAATGATTATAATAATAAGTCGGGAATATTAACAATTCATTTAAAAAAAATATTTCCAAACATAAAAATACCTTCAAATTATAATAAAAAATTATTTTTAAAAGAAAATGGATTTCAATGGCATGAACAATATTTTAACATTTTATTAAAAAAAGAAAAACAAACAAGAAAATGTAAATATTGTGATTGGGAGACAACAGATATCAAAAATAAAACTGGGTGTTATGAAATTCATTTAAAAAATACTCATAATAAAACCATAAATGAATTTATAAAACAATTTCCAGAAGAAATAAAATATCACCCCAACTTCAAAAAAATTAAGAAAAGAAATGAATCATTCAAAGATACAGATAGTTATATTATTTGTAAAATATGTAACAAAAAACTTAAAAAATTAACAAATACTCATTTTATTCAACATGGAGTAACTGTAAAAGAATATAAAGAAAAATATTCTATATTATCAACAAATTCTTTAAATAGTACAAAAAATCAATCAAAAATAACAACAGAATATAATTTAAAACATGGGACGACATTTCCCAATAAAAAATCTTCATATGAAATTGATTTTGAAACAAAATTAAAAAAAATAAATATTAAATATATAACACCATTTATATATAAAGGAAAGAAATTTGATTTTTATTTGCCAAAAATAGATACGGTTATTGAGATTGATGGGGAAGTATTTCATAAAAATTATTTAGAGAACTTAACAATAAAAACAATTCAAAACTCAATAAATGACTATAAAAAATCTAATTTAATCGGATATGATTTTAAATTTTATAGGATAAGATATAATAAAAATGAAATTTTTAATTCAGAAAATGAATTAATCAATTTAATTATAAATAATTCTTATACTCCAAATTATTCAATTTCCTATAACCAAAAAATAATATTAAAAGAATATTTCAAAAATTATATTGAAACAAAGGGAAAATCAAAATTGGAAAAATATATTCCTCTTTTATTGAAATTTATAAGAACATTTCATTCAGAGTTTCCATATCCAGAAAATAATGATAATTTAAATGATATTATTAACACTATTAAGAATTATGATTTGTCCAGGGTATATGATGAAAACACCAACACTTTTAGTAATATTTGTTATTCAATAGGAAATACATACTTAAAATCATTATTTAAATCATACTGGGATTGTAACTATAAAGGAAATGAATCACCAATTCATGCATGGAACAACGATACCACAATGAAAAGAATTATAAAATATAGAATTGGATGTAATGATTCTAATGAAATATTTGATTTTTCACTAAAAAACCTAATAAAGGGTTTATCTGCCAACAGAAATACAATATCATTTTTTAAACCTATATTAGCAGCTTCAATATATAATCATTATTTGCCAAAAAACATTGAAAACCCTATAGTTTTTGATCCTTGTTGTGGATTTGGTGGAAGAATATTGGGGTTTAAATCTTTGTTCCCACATGGAAAATATATTGGATTAGAACCAAATAAAAAGATATATGGCGAATTATCAATACTATCTTCAAAATTTGAAGATAATAATGAGTTATATAATTGTAAATTAGAAGATTTTAATAAAAATATAAAATATGATATTTGTTTTACAAGCATTCCTTATTTTGATTTAGAGAATTATAATAATTATTTTGATTATAATTCATATAGTCAATGGAAAAAAGAATTTATTGATAAGTTACTAACCTATAATAAGTTAATTATTAATATGTCAGAAGAATTATGTAATAAATTGAATTTAAATAAATATATTGATTCTTATATAATAAAATCTCAATCTCATTTTGGAAATAAGGAAAAAGAAGTTATGATAAAATTAAACTTTTCATAACTAACAACTATTTATATAAAAAAATAATTAAACTTAATAAATTATGCCACTATTTACAGATATTTGTGGGGCGGTAGATCAATTTGAAAGTACGATTGCTAATGAAATTGCCACAATGACTACTCATGCCCAATTTTTAACAGCTGCTGACAATATGTCAAGTGGGAAAACTGATATGAATCTTCAATTATCAGGTACACTTGGTACTCATGTGACTAGATTATTAATTGACAGACTAACACTGGTTGAAGCAGATATGAGAAGGTTTTCTACAATGAAGGGTCTTGCTCAAAATATTAATCAAGTTCATGAAGTTTTAAGAGAGCATGCCAAAATTACGGCAGCAATTATCAGGGGTGGAACAAGATGTGCAAATGGAAGTGGGACTTCTGCTGCTGATCAAAGATTTTATAAAGATACCATATTTAAAGAATTTGGCAGGTAATTAAATAATTTTTTTAATTAATCTATTGACTTTTTAGAATATTTTATTTATCTTTGTATTTATAATAATATAATGAAACAGATAACGACATATTTTGGTGGAAATGGTGATGGCACAACTGATGCGATAACCATAATGGCCAGATTATGTTAAAAATATAAATAACAACTATATAAAAACCCTGGCTAATAAAAAGTCAGGGTTTTTTTGTTTATATGATAAATGGTGATACAGCATATTGGTGCATGTTGCTTCCCTGTCACGGAAGAGATTGTCGGTTCAAATCCGTCTATCACCGCCAAGGAACTTTGGTGTAGGTGGTCTGCACAACTGTTTGAAGCACAGTGGGTCTTTGTTCGATTCAAAGAGGTTCCACAAGGTTATTCATTTTTACATCAAACATTACATTTGAGTTCAAATGATTTTACAAATTCAACTTTGTATGGGTTAAACCCTAACCCTATATTCCTTATGTTACTTATGAATTTTTCACATTCAGGAATTACTTTTGATTTTAACATTATTCCAATTGCACCATTAACATCAGCATTTATTGTTTTGCCAATACTACTTAAAAATAAACCACGCTTTATTCTTTTGCCAAGATAAATTGCTTGTTTTTGTATCGGTTCAAATGCCAAATGGTCGCATTTACTGGTATAACTTTCTTCCTGCTCAACAAGTTTTATGCTGTTGAGTTCTAACTTATATTTTATTTTATCTATAAGTTTGGCATGAGGGATAGAAACAAAATTCTGGTTATTACGGCTACCAATATTTATTTTCTTCTTCCAATGTTCATTTTTACCGATAACAACTGTCCCAATATTATACTTTAAACAGTATTTAAGAATGAAATCGCCTACCTGGTGCATTGCATTTTCTATCTTGTTATTCCTGTCAAAAGTTAATTTATTTATTCTGTTTGACGTCCCTTTATTACCAACATAACTCATTAACTTGGCTCGCTTTTTATTAAAATACGCATTGATGGATTTTAATCCTCTACCGTTGATAATGAAAGGATTATTACCGACATTATCTATTGCTGTGATAAGATTGTTTAATCCCAAATCAATGCTTAATACATTTTCTTCTTTTATTTTTTCATGTTTTACCTCCTTTTTTTCATAGACAACTTCTATTACAAAACAAGTTGCTTGTGGAATTATTCTCACTTGTGATATATTATCTACTTTTGTTTTTAATGGTTGAATATTTGCTTGTTTTGGAAAATGTATAAGTCCCCCTTTTAAATTAACTTGCTGATTAGTGAAAATGCAAATAGAATATCCAGCCTTATCTTTGTATTTTGGTTGCTTAGGGTTTCCTTTAAATTTGCTTGGGCATTTTTTATATTCTTTTAATGCTTTGAAATATGACTTCCAGTTCTTAAAAAGTAATTTTATTATTTGCTGCGATGTTTGTGCCGGCAATGCCCTATAATCTTCCTGGTTAAATTCAGCAAGCAATTTAGATAATTCATATTCCTCAAATTTCTGTATATTACCAAAAAATGCTTGCCGTTTGTGATAATTACAAAAATTATACAATCTGGCTGATTTAAAACAAATATCCTCTATTGCTTTATCGTTTATCCTAATATGTCGCTCTACGAGTTGCATTATTTATATAAAACTTAAAGTTTTACACTTATAAATATCTTTCTAAAATAAAAAACTCAATAAAATGAATACATAAGAAATAAATAATATCAAAAATTACTATTTATATAAGATAATGTGCATCAGTAGCTCAATTGGTAGAGCGCCGGTCTTCCAAATCGGAGGTTGTGGGATCATAGCCCATCTGATGCTCCAGATTAAATAAAATATGGGGGTACATGTACCAAGGCTGGCGAAGAGCATTTGCAATGCTTTTGGGTGGATTGGATTTCCACTATCTCCACTAAATATATAAATGATTTCTTTTTCAATCATCAAACTATTTATATAAAAATATATTCTTATGGCAGATATCACAACAAGTGAAAAAGACAAATTATTTACAAGAATAAAACATCAACTTGGTGCCCCATTAAGACAAATTGAAATTGATAATTCTCAACTGGAAACATTTCTTGAAATATCAATTGAAGATTATTCATCTTATGTTAATAATTGGCTAATTGATCAGCAGTGGGATAGTTTAATAGGTTTAGATACAAATTCAACAGATTTATCCTTTGCATTTACTACACGTTCTTTAGATTTCACAAGGTCATTTAGTTTTGCATATTCAAAACAAGTTGGCCTTGGAACAAATAGTCCCTGGGAACTTAAAAAAGATTTTGTTGTTATTACTGCCGGAACACAAGTTTATACAATACCAAAAAACAGGGAAGTTAATGAAGTTTTATGGGTAACTCCCCCATTAATAGATAGAGGTTTAATAGATCCATTTTCAAGGTCTAATTGGTCAGCAGAACAATTTGGATGGAGTTATATTGGTCGTGCTGCGGAATATGTTCAACCTGTGTTTAATATTTTATTATCCGCTCAGGATAGAGGTCTTAAAGATAGAATAAGAAGAAGTGAGTTAACTTATAGAATTGTTGGTGGACCAAATGGAACAAAATTATTATATTTATATCCTGTTCCAGGTGGAAAATATCAACCTGGAGGAGGAATGGGTGGAGGATTAGCTAATCCAGCATGGAATGGTGCAAAAATTTGGTATTGGTATTATGATACTAATTCAACCAGTATAGATCAATGTAAAAATGAAAATAAAGATATTGTAAGATTACCAAGTGATGTTGATATTGATAATATTCAGTGGTCAGAATTAAATAAACCAGCCCAAACATGGGTTAGAAGATATTTATTGGCAACAACTAAACAAACTCTTGGAAAAGTGAGGGGTAAATTTGGTGGTGTTGTTGGTGTTGGTGAAGCAGAGAGAATAATGGATTATGCTGATTTATTATCTGAAGGTATTGCAGAACAAGAAAAACTTATTGAAGAATTAAAAGAAAGATTAGAAGAATTAACTTATGTAAACATTTTAGAAAAGAAAGCAAGAGAATCAAAAGCATTAAATGATACAATGTCCAATATTCCTTTAGGGATATACGTAATATAATACTTAAAATTAAAAATATAAAACTTATGAAAAAAATAATAAAAATAAAAGAATCAGAATTAATAAAATTAATTGAGTTATCAATTTTAAAAGAACAATTACAACCAAAACCAGAACATAATGAACCAGATATTGAAACTATTGATCCTGAAGTAGAACCTGACATTGAAATCGATAGGCCAATAACACCAGAAAAAGAGCCTTGGGAAGATCCATTTACTCCAAGAAGAATTCAACCAGGAAGTGAACCTCAACCACGAGCAAGATTCAGAGAAAAAAGATAAAAATTGTATATAACTTGTTGTTATTTTAGTTTTTCAAACTATTTATATAAAAATATTTACTTTATATGAATTTAAAAAAAGAATTGCATAAATTATTATTAAAAGAAGAGGATTTTGGTGATTATGGTCATTGGATACCATCTGAAAACAAAACCCCAGATGAAACATATTCTGACAAGTTTATTCAACAACTTGGTTCTGAGCGATTTAAAGATGTTGTTGAAAAAGTAAAAAAATATACACAAAGGGAAGATGTCGATGAAAGACAACTCATATCATTAGCAATTAGTGCTTTTAATAAAATAAAAGATATTGAGGAAGAACACATATCTCAACTGGAACAACTTGCGATTGATATTGTTAAATATGATTTCAATATTCCAGAAGGAAAAATTGAATTTGATGCAAAAATTAGTGATAATCTTGATGTTGGTCGTAAAATTAAATATTTTGAAAAACCAGAAGAAATAAGTCCAGAAATACTATCAACTTTTAAAAATAAAGAATCTTTTGATTCAAGAGTTAATAAAAGAAGATTGGTTAATGCATTAACTGTTGGTATGTCTACAAAAGGACATTATATGTTTCATTTAGCAGATAAACAATTAAAAAAAATTCATCCAGATTTAATTAATTTATATGGAACAACTATGTCATTGGGTGAATTAGGATATTGGATAGTACCTGATGAACTTCACATTAAGGTTGGAAAAGGAGAAATTGGTGGTGGTCAACAAGAAGGTGGGAAAATGAGAGTGGATTTATCTGGTGAAAAACCAAAAATAATTGCCCGCGCTAAACTATTTCCTGCTTTAGTTCACGAATTAATTAAGGGTGTTATGGAAATTATGTCAATAAACTCTCTTCCGAAGGATGATCAAAAATCAGAAATAGTAAAAAGACATGCCGATTATATGAGCACAGAATCAAGAGATATAAGGTTTGGTCCAAAAATATGGGAAAAATTCATTGAATCAATACCAGATGATGATTTGAATATAAAATCATATATTTATAGCTATATTATTAATTTACCTCATAAGGAATTTAATTCTTTAATGAAAGAAGTAATAGATGGAACAGATTTTTCAAAAAAAAGAATGAAAGAAATATCTGATATAATAAAAAGGAAATTAAACATCAGAGAACAAAAAAATATTTAAAGTAAATAAATGAAAAAAACAATTTTAATAACAGAATCTCAATTTGAAAATCTTGTTAATACATTATTAAATGAAGATGACAGAGATAACAGGATTAATAAATTAAAAAAAATATTCCCCAAAATAAAGGACAAAGAATTTAATAAAATTATTGAGGCTGACCCAACTAAAATATTGGAGTTTCTTCCATGGCTATTAAGACAATATAATAATATATTAAAACATGAAATAAAAAATATTAAGCCAGATGTATTTTTAGAAGATTTACCAAAGATAAAAGATTATCTTACAATTTATAAAAAAATAAGGTTTAATATTGAAATTGATCCATTATATAGAAATATAAATTATTTGAAAACATACAATGAATTATATGACCTTATTAAACCCCATAAAGAAAGTAAACTTATGGGAATTGAACAACGAGAATTGGATGAATTATTAAAAACAAATGCTGCAAAAAAAATATTTGAAAGTAATAAATGGATAATATTGTGGCCAAAAACTGAACTAGCATCTTGTATTATTGGGAGAAATTCAGAATGGTGCACAACATATGGACCTGGGGGCACACATCCAGAAAAAAGTGAAAATGCGTTTAAAAGTCATATTATCCATGGAAATTTTAACTATATTTTAAATAAAAGTAATCCAAAAGAAAAATATGCTTTTTATTTTAATAATGAGCCAATGGATATTGAGGTATATGATATAGATGATAAAAAAGTATATACTTTAGAAACCATTGATAGTTTTTTCAAAAATAAAAAGGAATTATTAAAACCATTAATTGAATCTGGAAAATTATTTCATCATTGGAAATTTTTATTAAAAACTGGAGTTATAAGTTGGGTTAGTTTTGTTGATCCAAATATCTTAAATTTAAATTTGCATGGCCTAGGATTAACACGATTACCTGATGATATTGGACGATTAACCAATATGACTATTTTTAGTGTTGGTAATAACAACTTAACATCTTTACCAGAATCAGTTGGAAATTTAAAAAATTTAACTGCTATTTCCGCCCCATATAATAATCTAAGAGCATTACCTGAAAGTATAGGTAATTTAAAAAAATTAACTGACGTTATGATAAATCATAATGAATTTACTGAAATTCCTCCGGTACTAAGTAAAGTAACAAAATTGCGAAGTTTGTATTTGTCTGAAAATAAAAACATAAAAAAAATATCAGAACAAATAAAAAGGTTTCCTAATTTTAAAAATTTAAGATTTTTAACTTTAAAACAAATGAATGTATCTGATATTGAATTAAAAAAGATAAGGGAATTATTACCAAATACATCAGTAATTAATTAAAACAATGAAAATAAGATTAACAGAAAATCAATTAAAACAAATAATGGAAAAAGTTATTGTTTTTTAAATATTTTTTATATATATTTCTATTATTTAATGAATATGTTAATAACACTTACTTTTTTTAATTCAATGATATATTTATGTAACATAAGAAGAAATATTAATAGGAGACAAAAAACAGCTAAGGGATATAAATGGGAATATAAAAATAAATAATTATGGCTGGCAAAAAAAGTAATAAAATCAAACAACACCTTCCTCTTCGCAGAATTTCATCTTTTTTTAATGAAGATGAATTTAATCTTGAAGTACAAATGGGTAGAGAATGGTTAGAGGGTGATTTAAATACTATTGTAGTATTATTTAGAATTGATATAAATAAAACACAAGTTGATGATTTATATGGTGAATCAAAGCCACATGAAAAACATTACTTACCACCAGTTGAGCTAAAAGTTAGAATTGATAGTATGGAGGAATCAGAATTAGAGACAAGAGATAATATTACAAGTCGTGAATCGCAGATAAAAATGTCTCTGAGCGTGTTCACTCAACAATTAGAAGAAAAAAATGTAGATCCAAAAAGAGGAGATTACCTAGGATATAATGATGGAACAAAGGGAATGAGATATTTTGAAATTATTAATGCAGACAATCGTAATTTTTCACTTAATAAAACTATCATGGGTTATAAACCATATTGGAGAAGAATATCATGTATATTAATTGATTCAGATGTTTTTGATGGGTAGAAAATTTAGTAATCTTTATCATGATATTTCATATAGTGACCCCACCAAACCAATAATATTATCATTGGCACCATAATCGCCCACCATTGCCACATTATAAATGTTATATTGGCAATGCCCAATATTCCACCAAGATATCCGAAAGCAACCCAATTTAAATATTTTTGTAATTTTTTCATAATTTTTAAGTTTTAAAAAGATTAATAAATTAAGTTAATTAGAATACAAAGATAAGTGAAATAATTGGAATAAACAAATATTTATATAAAAAAATAATAAACAAATGGGATTTATTGAATCTGGAGACACTATAACATTAAATGCTTATTTAACACCATTAGGTAGAAATAGATTATTATCCAAAAATATACAAGATAAAACTATTGTAAGTTTTTCTTTGGGAGATTCTGATACTAATTATAATATTGATAATCCTTTACCAACTGGTAATATTCCAGATTTAACTGGTGATGATACAGGATGTGTAAAATCTATTGCAGAAACAGATATTAAACATAAAATAAAAGTATTTATTCCAATATTTAATGGGGAATTGGACGGTATAACTGATATAAACATAGAATAATAATTATGAAATTATCTCAACTAAAAATATCTAATCCAATAATATTATCAAAAAAAAATAAACAATCTTTATTGGATTCTGTTAGAATAAAACAACGTACAGAAACCAGGAAAATTAAGTTTAAAAAAAATGATGATTATATAAAATCTGGAGATACCACATTTTATCATAATTTGGATATCACAATTAAATTGGATAGAATGATTAAATATATGTTAGCAGAATCATCAGAAGGTAAAAAAGGTAAAGTAATTGATAATAAATTTGATAATAATTTAAAATCGCCCTTTGCAGATTTTTGGTCAGAAGTATTTGTTCATATTGAAAAAAGTGATAATTCATCAGATATTATAAGAAAAAAAATAGAATTTATTCCAGATAGTGGGTCTTATGATGAAATAATAAGATTTAGTAGATTTTTTAATATAAATCAATTAATTGATTCTAAAGATAATAGAATAATAAATGATAATAAAATTTTAGAAAAAAAGGATGAAGATATTTTTAAATCACCATTTGTACTGTGTTTATCTTCTTATGATAATGAATTAAATAAATTTTCAAATGAGTTTAGCAGTGATTTAATAACTGGTGCTGGACCTGGGGGAATACTAATACAGCCAGAATCTTATGGATATTATTCAAATATTCATAGTAATAGTTCTTCAAATGAGAATATTAACTCTAAAACATATTTTAGAATCTCGGATATAGAGAAAGAATTTGACTTTCAACAAAAAGATATAAAAGATAATATAAATAATGCTTATATTGTTCCTGCTGCACTCATTGGGAGACAATTTAATAATACATCTCAATTTAATGTAGAACAAATTAGAATTAATGAAAATGTACTTTTAGGATTTGTTAAAGGTACTGAACTTACCACTAGTAAAACAATTAATAATATAATGGAAGAATCATTAATAAATAAAGATAAAGCATTTAATAATCAATATTTAAAATTATTTAACAGGCAATTAGTAAAATCAAGAATAGATTATTTACAACATTTTGTTGAATATTATTTAACAAATACAGATAAAAACTTAAATTTATTTACAGAATTAAATACAAATCACTATATTTCAAAACCAATTGTTTTAAAACCAAAAACAGACAGTAGTTTTGATATTGGTGGAAGAATAAGTATTAAATTTGAATTGGATATTAGAAATGCGGTAAGTAATAGTTATGTGGGAGGATTAAGTAAGTATGGAACAACCTCACTATCAAATTGGAAATTAGACACATCAGATTCTGGTGAATCATATGTATCAGAATCTTTTGTTGTTTATAATTAATAATTATATTTATATAAGAATATATGAAAATAATAATCACAGAAAATCAATTTAAAAAATTAATTGAGAATATTATTGACGAGAATAATAATGATATTAAAAGACAAGAATTTATTGATATATTAAATAAAAAAAATATTTCTTATAAAATAAAAAAGAATAAACAACCACCCGCAGGGGTGGATAAAATTATTATTGGTGGTGATGATATATATTCAAATTTAATAACATATATTCCAGATAATGTTGAATTTAATAATAATGGTTATTTAGAGTTATCTTCTCTTAAAGAAATGGGAAATAATATTATATTTAATAATCATGGGTATGTATGGTTATCTTCTCTTAATAAAATGGGAAATAACCTTCCGAAGGGAAGGAGAAATAATATTAAGTTTAATAATAAAGGTAATGTAAATTTATATTCAATTATATGGTTTGATACATTTTCTGTTAATTTCACAAATAATGTTGAAAATGTATTTTTTGGAGAAGAATTATTCTGGGGAAATGAATTCGCCTATCAGTTATATAATATTAGAGGAAAATTTAAAATATATAATGATAAAAAAGGTAATTATGAAATAATAAAATAAATGACAATATTTAAATTAAATTTAACAAATTTGGGGTTGGATACTAGAAGAAGATTTTCTTCTGATATTATAGATGATTATAGAAAAATTGAATCTAAAACCATTAAAAATTATAAAATATCAGGGAAATCATTACCAGAACTAAGACCAAAATTTATATCTGTATCAAATGGTAGAGAATTTTATTATATAATTGAAGATATTAAAAATAAAGACATTGATTTGTTAAATCAAATTACTCAAACAGAAGAAAAACAGATAAAGGGAACGTTTGATATAACTAAGAGTAAACAATTATTTGATAATGAACAAATTGAAAGAACAGATAATTTAAAAAAAGATGATAGTATATTTAAAACAAGATTGGATAGTAAAATTGAAAATATAGACATAACACCAGAAATAAAAAAAATAAAGTTATTTTTTTCTGGAAGGGATTCATTAAATATTTCAATTCCAGATGACCCGAATGAAATTGGTGCCAAATTTATTTTAAAAGATTCAAATTTTTTAAAAGAGGGAGATTTTGTTAAAGTTTAAAGATATATAATAAAATAAATGACAATATTTATAATAAAAAAAACAATAATTAAATGTCAATAGGCATAAAATTTCCATTTGAGGAAGATCCGAAAGGATTCTTTCTTGCAACTACAAAAACATCAGCAGAAGAAATTAAATCAAATCTCATACATTTACTTTTAACCAGAAAGGGAGAAAGATTATATAATGTTGACTTTGGTACAAGATTACTTGAATTTTTATTTGAACCAAATGACAATGATACTTATGAAGATATAAAAAGTTCACTTCAGGAAGATATAAGTAAATGGATTCCTAATCTCACAATCAACAATATTGAAGTAAAAATGGACGATGTTTCAGATTTGGATGATACAAGTTTAGATCAAACAATTATAGATAAACAGGGTGGTTTAATTACAAAAACACATATAAAGGGAAAATTAAACACATCATCAGGAGAAGAAGGAAATTCAATTAGTGTAAAAATAGATTTTTCTATAAATGAGGGAGTTTTTGAAAGTAAAGATACAGTTATTTTAAAATTTTAATTGTTTAAAAACTCATATAATTTTTTATTATCAAAATTTATTAAATATTCATTAACTGATAATACTTTTTTATCAATCAGCGTAAAAAATAATCCAGTGAATAATTCAATATTATTTTGTTTGCAGATATTAAAAACTCTTTGAGCATATAATTTTCTTTCCTCCTTTGTTATATTTATTGGTTTTTCTAACAGATTATCCCATATATTATTTAATCTTTTAAGTAGTAAATCATATTTTTCTTTTAAATTTAATAATTCATCCTTTCTTTCAGGAATTGTTGAAACATATTCTTCAATTTCATTTGACTTTATGATTATTAATATATGATGTTGAGCAGTACTTGATTTGAGATAATGTACTGCCAGATATTTTGGATTTTTTATTTTAATTCTATTAAAATATTTATCAACAATCACATATCCCTCTTCATAATACGGCATATTTTCAAATGTGTCTATTAAGGTTTGAATATTTTTATCTTTAAAATTAAAAGATTTAACTACTGGTAAACTATATAATTGTCCTGTTTTTAAAACATCTTCTCTTGATAATTCTTTTAGATTATGTAAATCACGTAACGTTAATAACGTAATTTTTGATTCTTTGTGAGGGGTAACAACAATATTATATGGGGTTGTTAATTCAAAAATATAAATATATTGTGGGTTAAAAGAATTTAATGTTAAATTATATTTTTCTTTTAATATTTTATTAAATAAATTATTAAATGTTAATCCTGGTTTATTATTAACTTCTCCTTCACCTTCTCCAGTTCCAGATGTTCCCATATACCATTTATTATTATAATTATAAACTTGAATATAAGAACCGTCTATTTTCTCAAGTATTTCAGCAGAATCCCAATCAATTTTACTGGCCCATTGTTCCCCGTGATTAAAGAATTTTTTAAATCCCAAAGATATTACATTATAAGTATTTTTTTCTAATATTAGTCCTCTGCATTCCCTTACTTCTTGTTTTGAAAAATCAGAATCAATTTGTTTATATTTTAAAAGAAACCTATTATCATATTCTTTATATATCAAATCAAAATCATTTATGGTTTTCTCTAAACCATGTTGTTTTAGATATGTTTGGATTTTTAACATAAAAAATAACTTAAATTAATTATTTATAGTTGTTACTCCATTCAATTTTAAATGTTTTTCCAACATATCAATAACCATTATGACCTCACTACCAGTTGTTGGTCTCCTCAATTTTAAATGTTCTTCCAACAGATGACCAGTTATCTCCTTGATTTCCCGACAGCTACAATGATATTTAGATTCAAAAATTGACCAAATTCTATTATAATTTAACCAGGCATACTTAATTCTTTTATTGTATTCAATATAAAATTTATCTTTATAAATATAAAATATTGAATCTGGATATTCATTAAGAGTTTTTGGTTTTAAAACTTTTAATAATTCAATAAAATAATCTTCTTTTGATTTTTCCATAACTTTATATTTTATTTGTGTATTTTGGTATTTTTATAATATCATCATACCATTTAAAATTATCAAGGTCTTTATTTTTCATATCATCTAATAAAATCCCATATTCCATCCCTGTTTCATAATAATTTTCAATAAACCATTTAATTCTTTCTTTATATGTTAATTTTCTATTTTTTGATTTTTTCATTTTTTAATTGTGCCCCATAACTTAATTTTTTTTGACAAAAGTCATGAATTTCCCAAGCTGTTCTTTCATCAATTGTAAGTGTCAAATAATCCTCACAGTTGGGATATGTACAAAAAGTAATTTCTATATTATTATCTGGCATTTTTTGAATATCTGATATTCCTGTTTGCATAAGTATTTTATTTTAAAAAAGTTAATAAATTAAATAATTATTTTTTTCCAAGCCCAATATTGATAACTCCGTCCAATCTACGACTGCGCTCTTTTTCAGGTAGAGTATCAAAATCATCAGGAAAAGATAATCCATGTATTGTACCAAGCATTCTTTTTTTCCAATCATTTTTTTCTTTATCCGTTTTGCCAAAAATTTCACCCAATAAAGCAATTGTTGAAACAGTTTTAAGTGGGGAATTTGTTTTATCATCTTTTTTTAATTTTCTTTTCTTTGATTCCTTTTTTGTTAATTTTTTCATTGTTTTTAAGTTTTAATATTAGTTAATAAATTAAATTAATTAATCACAAAAGTAAGTAAAATTTTTGACATATCCAAATAAAAAATTATTTATTGTTAGCAAATGGATTTTCTTTTGAAATATTATTATTGCCCTCTTCTTTTTTATTGATATTGATATGTGTAGCACGAAGTTCGTCAAACCATTTTCGTTTATCCTCAGCATTTTCTGGTGGATAAAAGCGAGGAGGATTAAGACCTTGGTTTGCATAAGTCATTTCTTTTCTATATTTTTTTAATAATTGCTCTTCTTCATTTTTATTATCTCGTAAAAAATCTTTAAACCATTTAACAAATTCATCATCTGGTGGCCAAGTTATTTTATCCCTATGAACTTCTTCTAATAGTTTTTTGTAGTAAATAAGTCTCTTTTCTCCGTTTGTTATAAGTGGTCTTAAAAAATCTTGTTCTGTTATTGGGGGATTAATAATTTGATTTGCATAATCCTTAGTTATTGCTTTTATTAGTTCTTTGAAATTTTGTTCTTCAGTATTTTTAGCATTTTGTAAATGTTTATACTCTTTCATTTCTTCACCATCTAGTGGATGAGTTATTTTATCCCCATAACGTTCTTTAAACATTCCTGTATAGTCCATAAGTCCCTTTCTTTTGTCTCTTATATATGCGTTTAACCCTTCTTCATATTTTTTCTCCTTTTCTGTTTTCATTGTTTTTAAGTTTTAAAAAAGGTTAATTATAATACAAAGGTAAGTAAAATATTTGAATTATCCAAATAAAAAGTGAATTATTTTCAATTATAAATATTTATAATAGAAACATAACCAATATAAAAAATGGCACTAAAGCAAGCAATTTCTTACGATAAACGTAATTTTCAAGAAATCAGGGAACAACTTATAAATTTCACAAAACAATATTATCCTGATTTAATCAGTTCATTTAATGATTCTTCAATTTATTCTCTTCTTGTTGAACTAAATGCTGCGGTTGCCGACCAATTAAATTTTACAATTGACAGAAATTTCCAGGAAACACAACTCCAACAAGCACAAGAAAAAAGGTCTTTATTTGGGCATGCTGCTAATATGGGACTGAAAATAGGTGGTAAAAAACCAGCAATAACAATAGTTGATTTTTCTGTAACTGTACCAACATTTGGAGATACATTTTCAAAAGAATATTTGCCAATATTAAAACCTGGGACTCAAGCAATTGGTGCTGGAAAGGTCTATGAAACTACTGAAGAAATTGATTTTAGTTCACCATTTGGAAGGGGAGGAGCACCAAATAGATTAATTATTCCTAATATTGATGCAAATGATAAAATTCAAAATTATAAAATAACAAAAAGAGAATTGGTTATTAATGGTGTATCAAAAATTTTTAAACGAGTTATAACTGCAGAAGATATTAAACCTTTTTTTGAAATTATTTTACCAGATAAAGATGTTATTTCTATTGAACAATGTATTTCATTAGAAGGTACTAATTTCATCAGAACCCCAACAATTGATGAATTTTTAGATGATGATAGGAGATTTTTTGAAGTAGAACATCTTGCACAAGATTCTATATTTAAAGAAGATTTTACCAGAGTTAGTGATAGAAGTGGGGTTGTTCCTGGAACTTGGAAAACAGCTAATAAACGATTTATTAAAGAATATACTCCAAACGGTTTTTGTAAAATTACTTTTGGATCTGATTTTCAATCAGAAATATATGAAAATGTTATAAAAGGAACTGGATTTGAAACTCAATTAGGAGATTTTCTTAATAATAATGCACTAGGCCAAGGTCCAGTTGTGGGAACTACTATTTTTATACGATATAGAGTTGGTGGTGGCGCAGATTCAAATATTGGTCGTAATGTTTTGACAGAAGTTGGAAATGTAAATATGACAGTTGATGGTCCTCGGGCAGATATAAATAGATCTGTAAGGACATCATTAGAAGTTTCTAACCCTGTTCCTGGCTTGGGTGGAAAAGACGAATTAAGTATTGAAGAAATGAGAAAACTTATAAGTTATAATTTTTCGAGTCAATTGCGCACGACTACTGTACGGGATTATATGAGTCAAATTATGAAAATTCCGGGGAAATTTGGAAGTGCATTTAGAAATAGCTGCTTTGAAGAACAAAATAAAGTTAAAGTTAAAATATTAGCATTGGATGAAAATGGTAAATTAGATAACACCTCAACCCAAACATTAAAAGAAAATATTGCCGAATATCTTACAGAATTCAGAATGTTAAATGATTATGTTGAAGTAAGTGATGGAAGAGTTATAAATCTTTCTTTTGAATTTGATCTTTTCATTGATCAACAATTTTCTCAAAGTGAGATTGCATCAAATGTTATAAGTGTTGTAACTGACGAATTAGATATAAAAAAACATACAATGAATGAAAATATATATATTGGAAATTTAATAGAAAAAATTAATAATCAACCAGGAGTTATCAACATTATAGAGACCAGAATTTTCAATAAAGTGGGAGGTGGTAAATATAGTTTAAACGAGATTTCCCAAGAATTGTTAAATAATAATACCAGACAAATTAAACTTATTGATTTTACGCTATTCGGAGAACCATCAAGCATGTTTGAAATAAAATTCCCTGAAAAAGATATAAAAGTTTTTGTAAAATCAGGAAGAATAACAATTTAAGATAGAAAATTTTTTTAAAAAAAATTAAAATAATTAGTTTTTTGCTATTCTATTATATATTTATATATGTACGTACAAGTTAATAATTTAAAAATATAATATTATGAAACAAAACGGAAGAGTTAATATAAGATTAAAAAAAGAATTATTTAATAAATATTTTCAATATTGCAAATTAAATAATATATCAATGTCAAAAGACATAAGAGAATTTATTAAAAAAAAAATAAAAAATTATGAGAAGAAAAACAACTGAAGAATTTATAAAAGAAGCAAAAAAAATTCATGGAAATAGATATGACTATTCTAAGGTAAAATATATAAATTATTATACTAAGGTTATCATTGGTTGTAAATTACATGGGTATTTTAGTCAAATTCCAGCAACACATATAAATAATGGCTCTGGTTGCATATTTTGTGGAAGGAAATCGTGCGGTGAAAAAAAGAATAGTAATACAGAAGAATTCATAAAAAAAGCAATTAAAATACATGGTAATAAATATGATTACTCTAAAGTAAATTATATAAATGCTAAAACTAAAGTAGAAATAATTTGTAAACAACATGGTATTTTTAATCAAATTCCAGATAAACATTTAAGCGGGAATGGGTGTAAATTTTGTGGGTATAAATCTAATAGTATAAAACAAATATTGGGTAAAGAAAAATTTATAGAAATGGCTAATAAAATTCATAATAATAAATATGATTATTCATTATCAGAGTATGTAAATAATAATACAAAAATTAAGATTATTTGTCAAGCAAACCACATATTCGAGCAAACTCCAGATATACATTTAAGAGGGAATGGGTGTAAATATTGTAGTGGGAATTATAATAGTAATACAGAAGAATTCATAAAAAAAGCAATTAAAATACATGGTAATAAATATGATTACTCTAAAGTAAATTATATAAATGCTAAAACTAAAGTAGAGATAATTTGTTCTAAATGTGGAATTTTTGAACAGACACCAACCACCCATTTAAGTGGGTGTGGGTGTATATATTGCAGAGAATCTAGAGGAGAAAGAGAAATATTTAAAATATTAGATAAAATTATTATAAAATATGAAAGACAAAAAATATTTATTTATTGTAGATATAAGTGGCCGTTAAAATTTGATTTTTATATTCCAGAAATTGGTTGTATTGAATTTGATGGTATTCAACATTATGAACCAATAGAATATTGGGGCGGGATAAATAACTTTAAAGAAATAAAAAAACGAGATCAAATAAAAAAAAATTATTGTAAAGATAATAATATTCCCTTATATATTATTAAGTATGATGAAAATATTGAAGAAAAAATGAAGGAAATTTTAAAACAGTTAAAAAAAAATTATAATAAACGCATATTTGAAAAAGAGGTTATTTAATTTTTTAATATAAATCCTTACTGTATAACATAGTTGATGAATATAATATATTTATTTAATCTCTATCACCCCAATCTTCATGAACCATATCAAGATCTGGTGGCATTGGATCTAATGAAATATTTTCTGATGCTAATTCTTGAATACCATTAGAGATATTGATTATTTTATTTTCTAATAACCAAAAAATATAATTTGGATCGATAATTGCAATTTGTTCTAATTTTTTATTTTTATATTTTCCAAAACCCAAAGTTTTATTTTTCATAATATATTTTATTTAATTTCTTTAAATATTTGTTTATAAGATTTTATTTCTATATTATATTTAAAGGCCTTTTTCATTTTACCAGATGTTGATTTTAATTCGTTTGTTATAAGTAAATTTGTTTCTTTGTTTAGTCCTGTATGAGTAAATCCCATGGATTCCATAAAATTAACAAAATCCTCTTTTGTTTCAAAAAGTGGTTTAGGTGAACCAGTCATCTCAAATGTTTTCATAAAATTTTAAGTTTTATCAGTGCCTTCATTTATTTTAATAATTCTTTTGATTTATTATATTTGTATTTAACATTGTTAATTCTAAATTTTCTTCCATATATTGTTTTATAATTATTATCATTTAAATAGTTACAAATATTTTTAAAATTCATTTTTTTGTTATTTCTTAAATTAAAAATCAAATCAAAAATTTCTTTTTTTTCAAAATATCTTTTTTTTAAATTATATTTAGTCCTTAACTTATGATAATGACCACTTGAATAACATATTTTATATATTGCTTGTTGAGTTGTTATACCATAATTTTTATTAATTATATCGGTAGCAGTTAATTTATTGTTGAAATAATCATTAATAATACTTTTATTTCTATTTTGTAATATAGAAGATAATGATAAGTTTAATCCATGATAATTTCTTAAAATTCCCATATCTCCATAAGTTAAATTAAATTTTATTCGTATATCTTGATATGTGGCATATGGATTATTTTGAACATATTGATAAATTTTATTTATTAATTTTTTATATTTTTTTCTTATATTTTTCTGACGATGAATTTTATTATTATAAGCAATTTGATTAACTCTTTGTTTAGTTATTCCATATTTATTAGCAATATATTGAAATCTAAATCCTTTATGGATCATTTTTAAAATTTTATTTTTTCTGTTTGTATAATATTTATTAGGTTTTAAACTTGTATCTATGCCATTTTTAATTAATATTCTTCTTATTGTCGATTTATTAAGATTATGAATTTTAGCTATTTTTGAGCAAGATATTTTTTTATTTGTATATAAATCAATTATATAATCAATATTTAATTTTATTGATGGTTTATCTTGATATTTTTTAGTTTTCATATTTTTCTAATTGTTTGTTGTTATATAATTTTTTAAGAGAATTTATAATTGAATCTAAGTTTTCTTCTGTTTTTTCAAAGATTTTATTGGAAACTTTGTAATGTCCAAAAATTGATTTTTCGTTTTTAAAATTTTTAAAGACCAGACTCGGATTTTTTCTTAAATATCTAGCAACTGTTAAAGACAGACTATTATCAATTATTTTGCTAATTTTCTGTTCTTTTTTGGTTTTAGTTGGTTTTTCTTTTAAATTTCTAACCTTTTTTAAGATAAATAAATTTTTTGTTTCAATCATTGTTTTTAAAATATTGAAATTGATTAATAATTTAATCGGGGTATAAAAGTAAGTAAAATAAATAATATTTTCAAATATTTTTGTAACTTATTAAAAATCAATAAATTTTAAGTTTTAATATTGATTAAGTAGCATATCTTTTTTCTGTTCGTTTTATTCTGTCTCTATAATGGGCAGCACTTTTATAATCTTCTTTTTTAACAGATTCTTGTTCTAATTCTTTAAGTAATGATAAAATAAGTATTTTACTTTGTTTTTTTTATTGTTAATTTATTTGTATTGTTTTTCATATTTTATCATAATTCATTAATTTTTTATTTCTTTTATTGATTTTTCTAATTTTTCTATTCTTTCTCTTAAAATACGGATAGCCTCAATAATGGAAGTTATAGTTTTTGTATGTTCACCTATTATACTTACAAGTTCTTCTGATATATTCATTGTTTTTTTATTATAATGCATTTTTAATTAATTGCCATTCTTCTTTGCTCATTTCAGAAACATATTTTGGAATTTTTATTATATCATCATACCATTTAAAATTATCAAGATCTTCATTTTTCATTGTATCCAATAATATTCCATATTCCATTCCTGTTTCATAATAATTTTGAATAAACCATCTAATTCTTTCTTTGTATGTTAATTTTCTATTTTTTTTTGTTATTTTCATATTTTTTTCATTAAGTAATTTTATTATTTTTTCAAGAGCTTTCTTTTTGTATATTTCTAAAAATTCATCTTTGGGCAATTCTTTTTTCTTATCTTCACCCGCAAAATAACAAGATTGACCATAGAACTCACCATATAATTGTAGAGTATCCTCAAGTATTTTTTCTATCTTTTTTTTCATAATTTAAACAAAGATAAACATAATATTTGAAAAAGTCAAATTATTTAACTAAAATAAATTCTTTTTCTGTTATATTCCATAACATTACTATT